CCGTGCCAAGACACCATGGGCTAAGACACAATGGGAACAGACTATTCAACGATTATTGTTCCAGTGGCAACAACTACCGATCTTGCATGATGCAGATGCACAAGTAACATTGATCCCACGCTATGACATTGACTATGACTTTATTGAAAAGGGTTATATCAATGAAGGAAATGGTGTAACGGATCGTGCATACTACAAACTTTTTAAACATGATACAGATCTTAATGCAAGTTGGGAACGTAATCGTGAAGCACGTTTAGCTCGGGCACAGTTCTAATGAAATTGTTAGCTGTCTTGTTAATAGCTGGGTTAGTGGGATGCGCCAGTCGTACTCCCTACCAACAACGAGCATGGTCATATCAAGATATTGAAAGTATTGTAGTTCATGACAATGATTGCTCACGGGTGGATCAAATTAGCGAAACTATAAATCAACAGTTATATCTTAAAGGCTATACCGGCAGGAATCCTGAAGATCTACCAACAGAGGAAGATCGCAAATATAACAGTCGTGCCAAGGTTGTTATTTGGAGTTTACGTATTGGTTGCAATAACCCTAATAGATACAAATGAAAAAACTACTATTACTATTACTTCTAACACTAGCATCGGGTATAATTCATGCTGAGTGTTATGTAAGATCGTCTATTAGATTAACTCAAGGACAACCAGTAGATTGGCAAAAGTTAGTTACACCGGATTTACGTGGACAAAAATGTGTTATGCGATATCGTGTTCAAGTAAGCGGCAACTGGAAAACAGCGGAAGGTGCCGGTTACGGCCCAGATGAAGGTACAGCATGTGCTCAAGCAATAGATATCAATCGTGGAAGTATCTTGGAAGAAATGACTCCGCAGAGTGTTCGTGCAGATACTCAAATGGTATGTAGTGATTTACCTGAAATTACCGTACACGCAGTTCGGATTGGTGATATCATATGGCAGTCCGAAACTGATATACACAGTATTCCTACCGAACGTAAAGATTTTGTGTATAAACGTAGTGTGTGCCGTATGTTTGTTGAACGTGATACCAAAAATGCAAATTTATGGTTGTACCAAGGTGTAATTTGTAAGATGGATGCCACTCCAAATTCAAAGTGGCGAGTGATTGACAAATATTGATCAAAATGTTAAACTGTTGTTAACGTAACCAAATCCCAAGGGGAAATGAAATGAAGAAATTATTAATTGTAGCATCCGTAGCAGGTCTGTTAAGTGCATGTGGCACTACTGGATATCAAACACGTGCAGATTTGTACCCAACTGGACCAAGTCCAAAACAGCAACAATCAGCAATTGACCAAGCACCTGAATGGATGAGTAAACTTCCTAAGTCGGCTAACGCTGTCTACGAAAGTGCAACAGCAACATCCGGAGACTTTGCTATGGCAGATATGAAAGCCAAGGCAATTGCATACGCTAAGATTTGTACAGCCGCAGGTGGTAAAGTACGTAGTCAAACTAAAGTCTATTCCAAGGACGATGGTGTTAATACTACAGAGCAAAGTGAAATGGCTATCCGTAGTATTTGCCCAGATATTGATATTACTGGTGTAGAAACGGTAGAAATGAAACACGTTGCAGAAGGTAATCGAATCCGTAGTTTTGTACTAGTAGCTCTCCCAATCGGTTCTTCGAATATTATGAAAAACTCTAAGGACTCGGCTCGTAGCAGTAAAGATGCATTTAAGGAACTTGATGAAATTACCGGTAATAAACCTATAACTGATTCTGCCCCAGTAATTCCACAATTGGGGAAAGAAGTTAGTGTAGTGCAACCAGATGGCTCAAAGTCCACACTCAACTTACTTCCTGTTAATAATGCTGAATATCAAGCACGTAGAGCAGAAGCTATCCAAAAACCTGGTGCTGTAGTAGGTCAAACTAGTATTCCCAACTAAACATTAACGCAGTACATAAACGCTTTCATAGCCAGGAGTAAATAGCTATGGAGGCGTTCACATGGCAAGACCAAACCCGATACGTTATATAATGGAAGGTAGTTTACCTAGCATTACATACCAACGTCGTAAGCTATTCCGCCCCAGTTATGCAGACATTAAGTACGCATATAATATAATCAACCGTTATTGCTTTGACAATTCTCTAAGAATGCCAGAAATTGAACAAGGCACCCGTAGAAGTACCTGGGGATTTTGCCAGTGGGAAGATGAAGAGCAAGGCAACGGTAGTTATTGCACTATTAAAATCATGGATAAATGGTTTTGCCCACAGTGGTTTATGCAAACGCTAAGTCACGAAATGGTACATCAATATCAGTGGGATATACACCGGTTTGATTACGGTATGCCAACTGATAGTGGTGCACATGGTCCTAGCTTTTTTGCATGGCGAGATCGATTTGAGTTTTACGGTCTTAATTTAAAAACAGCACACGGACAGAAACGTTGGTTTAAACATCAAGACTTCACAAAGTGCTAGACATACAATAGCATTTCTGTTATACTAATCTTACTAATTAACTAAAGAGGAATTATGCCTAATTTTGTACCTACAGTATTGGAAAAAACATCCAATGGAGAACGTGCCTATGATATTTATAGCCGTTTACTTAGAGACCGCATTGTCATGTTAGACACTGATGTTAACGAACATAGTTCAAGTTTAATCGTTGCACAAATGTTATTTTTAGAAAGTGAAAACCCAGATGCAGACATATTATTCTACATTAATAGCCCCGGCGGTTCAGTTACAGCAGGCTTGGCTATCTACGATACAATGCAGTTTATTAAGCCCGACGTATCCACTATTGTTTTGGGGCAGGCTTGCTCCATGGGCAGTTTTCTTGCCCAAGCAGGAGCCCGAGGTAAGCGAATAGTACTCCCGGAATCTCGTACAATGATTCACCGTGTTAGTTCTGGTACTCCTGGCACACGTGGTTCGGTACATGTACAAGACTTGCAGTTTGAAGATGCAAAGCGTACATTTGAAGAAAGCGTTCGTATTAATAAACGCCTAACTGAACTGTATGCACGTCACAACACCGCAGGCAAAGAGTACGATGAACTTTACGAAGCTATGAAGTTTGACACATTCCTATCAGCAGAGGAAGCAGTTGCGTACGGACTTGCAGACGAAGTTGTTACTAAGAGATAATGTTTTTTAATATTTCGTCAACGCCCGATTTAAATTTTCCTAATAGTTATCCGTTATCTACAGGGTTTTTAAACTGTGATAACGGATGGCAACAACGTGGCACAAGTTTTGTTAAAGGGTATGCAGATTTAGGTATATTAGAGAATAACGCCACTGGAAACTTTTGTATTATAGAAGATTCCGGAAATAGTGTACAGATTTTACATAATAAGAATCGATCGTTTCCCCTACGTTATTCGGCTGATAGTGTAACTAATCTGTATACCGGCAACAAATATAAATCGGTATGGGCGGACCAATCCCTTAAAGTAAATTCTATCGGAACAGTAGAACTAACTCCTATGCCTGTGGATTTTAAAATTCCGCAAGGGACATTAACTACGGGACAGGCCGTTGATAATATACGATCGATATTGACTACCAATATTGAGAATTTTTACCAACATACATCGGACCATATGAATATTTTTTGCAGTGGTGGTTTAGATACGTTACTATTATATAGTATGCTCGACTATACTAATAAACCTTTTACATTATTAGATTACGAATTAGTTGAACTTGATTTGTTTGTTATGCGTAATACAGATTGGTTAACAGATTATTGGGCATATACTCAAATACATCATTGGAAGGACCCGACTTATTTTGTAACTGGCAGTTGCGGTGATGAATACTTTCTTAGAGGTCCGGCTACTGTAAGTTTATTATGTGCATGGCATGGTATCGATTTAGAAAAATTACTTTACAATTCCCCAGACAGTTACCACACACCGTATTTCTTTAAAGAAAAGAATATTTCAATATTTCAAAAAGACTGGGATAAAAGACACTATATTAAAGCACGATTTCCAACAGTTGAGTTACTACACAATCATGTTATTGATATGTTAGTCAATGACCATCAACATTGGCATTTAGGAAATACTATAACGTGGACACCATTCAAAAATATAGAAATTGTTAAAGTATTGCTACAGTTAGATATAAACGATTTAATTCCACAATTTCTTAATGCTACAATTACTAAATCTCTAATTAATCCCGACCTACTACCTACATTAAGTAAATACAAAAACATACACCGTAGAGAAAATTTAAACAAATTGTTTGAATTTGATTCGAACAAAATAGTTTAATATAATTGTTGCATTGCATGGTATAAATACTGTATACTAGTATAAACCATGAGAGATACCTAAAATGATTATTACCGAATTTTTGCCCGCTAACAATTATGCCCAGTATAAAGACTGGCTAGAAATTCAAGACGAAGAAACTCGTCAATTATACTTTGGGGTAGCGGGTAGCCAGCATGTTATTGATGTATTAGTGGATCGTATTATTAAAAATCCCGATGATCATTACTTTCTGGTAGCCAAAGATGGCGAGCGTTGGGTAGGTACTATTCATATTGCAGTACATAACCGTGTTGTAGAGTTTGGTGTTATTGTACACGAAGATTATCGTGGTACCGGCGTTGCTAACCAAATGATGGAAGAAGCATTATTGTGGGCACGTAATCGTGGGTATAAAGAACTATATATGCATTGCTTAGGATGGAATAAACCTATACAACACTTATGTCACAAGCACGGATTAGAAACCCGTAATATGTACGGCGACAGCGAAGTGGAAGTTAAATTAGAACCTGCTAATTGGATTACTATCAATAAAGAAATCTGTATTAAACAGCGCAATATGTATCATATGTTCTTGCAAAAGAACTGGGCCTTGTACCAAGAATTATACGGCTAACCCTTATATGACCTCATAAATAGTACTATGAGGTCATTTCAATTTGAAACAGAAGGTCGTGCAAAACCCATAGTCTATGTAGATATGGATGGAGTTCTTGCTGACTTCTTTGGTGAAGTGGCACGTGAGCACGACGTAGCATACTGGCGTGAAATACATCGTAAAGATTTGGGTGTAGATCAAATTGCCCAAGAGCCCGGCTTTTTTAAAATGTTACCTGTGTTACCAAATGCAGGTCGATTAATTAAAGGCATAATATCTCTTGCCAGCAAGTACAGTATTCTAAGTAGTCCGTTACTAAGCAACGTAGAAGATTCTAGCAAAGAAAAAACCGCATGGTTAGAACGTCATTTAAAAAATTACCAACCACAAGCAGTTATATTTGATCATGAAAAATACAAGTTTGCACAACAGGCCGATGATACTCCTAACATCTTAATTGACGACTGGGAAACAAACATCAAACTTTGGGAAGCAAATGGCGGCATTGGTATTCTGTATAAACCCGAAAATTGTAAAGAAGCCCTACATAAACTTAGTTTAGCGTTACGTGGCAAAATTAAACCCAAGCAATTTGAAATGACAGTATTTGAAGATGATGTGCTTGACGTTACTAATCCACATGAAGGTAAATTATTCACATCACGACAGGTATTAAAGTACGTTAACGGTATTCACAAAGAATATCACATGCCTAAACCCATCTTAGCACATAAAGCATGGGTATTGAAAAATATACCAATCAGTGAGTTAAAAAGTCCCGAGTTTGCACACCAAGATGACCCATATCGTCGTGTTATTGACATCAATTGGGACCATGTTAAGGGCATTCAGATGTCCGACATTAAGCGGAAGCCTATTGTAGCAGACGCAGAGGGGTGGATTCTAGATGGTAATCATCGTCTAACAGCGGCTCGAGCACGTGGGTTAGACACTATTCCTGCTTTAGTACCATACACTAAATAATACACAAGGAAGATTTCTAATTATGAAAAAACTATTAACAGTATTAACTCTTGCCCTCGCTACAACTACGGCGTTTGCATGGACACAGCGTCAACCTTTCCCGCCAGCTCAATGTGCGGTACACGCACCATATGGTTTCCCGCAAACTCAACGTCAATTACAACCAATTTGCCAGCAAGCATACTTGGTAGGGTACGATGCGGTTGCCAAGTTACCTAACTATGTAATGTACGAACTACTACCACAGAACGCACTAGGTTGCGTAGCACGTACTAATGCGTTTGCTCCAAACCAATTTGTTCAAAACGGTGCTGTTCCCGGCGACTATGCTGGTACAGGATACGACAAAGGACATATGGCCCCAGACGGTGACTTGTCATGGGACACACAAGTTGAATTTGAATCATTCTTAATGACTAATATGAGTCCACAAGCTGGCAGTTTAAACCGTGGTATTTGGAAACTATTAGAAACTAGTGTACGTGGTTGGGCAGTACAGGGTAATAATTCATTTACAGTTATCGCTGGTGGCTTATACGGCCCAGGCGATAAAGTTATTGGCAAGGGCGTAATTGTTCCACATGGCTTCTACAAAATTGTTATTGATAACCAAACTAAACAGTACGCTGGATGGGGATTCCCGCACACAGCACCATACCCTAACTTGGGCAATGACTTAACCAAATTCCGTGTTCCTGTTGCTACTATCATGGCAGACGCCGGTGTAAATTTCCCATTACCCCCGGGCGGTGTTGAATTACAACCAGGTAAAGAATGGCCAGTTAATTTTGGTGCATTGACAAACGCCAAACGTCAAAAATGTGGTGCTAACGCAGATACAGATTAAGACAACACAAAGTTAAACTGATAAATACTAGGGTAAGACAACTTACCCTATTTTTATGACTGATTATGAGATATAACCAATTCAAACTACGCACACGAACATTAAAAGAAGCTCAATTAGACGAGCTTCGTATGAATCCCAGCACACTACAACAGTTTGCTAGTAGCCCAGAAGCAGAAGGCATTATGGCCGGCTTTGAAGCCGAACTAGTGTTTACCGGCATGGGCGAATCTGATGATTACGATCAAGACTTTGAACCCGATATGGAAGCCGATGAACGTGCTTATAGTATTCAGCAGGTTATCGACTTCTTTGAAAACGATGAGTATGGTTATGGATTAGGCAATCGTGCCTCACGTGACCTACAAGAAAAATTAGACGAAATGTACTATGAGTGGTTTGACAATGAAATGATGCAGGACTTTGAAAACGAAGAACAAGACCTCGTTCGTGAAAAAATTGAAGATGACTTTGACGAAGAAGAATTCATTAGAGAATATTTACAAGACACCTATAGCGATAAAGAAGTATTAGCTGCATTCGCGGCTGCCAATGACGCACCACGTTTTAAATCTCATAGTGAAGAACAAGATTTCATTGCTACGCATCCAGCATACGAAGCATACAAAGAAGCCGAATCTTTAGCTGAAGCAGAAATTACCGAACAAGTTGAGCAAAGTATAAATGATCACGACGACAATTGGCAAAACGCATTAGACGAATTCCGCGACAGTTACAGTATAGATGATGATTCTGGATTCTTTGCAGACGTTGGCTTACGTTACATGAGTGATGTTCAAGACAAATTTGATTTAATGTGGCCTGTCATGGCTGGCACTGGTAGTAGTAGTGAAGGCGGCTTTAGTGAACATAATGCTGAAAGATTAGCTGACGACTTAGCAGAACGCTTAGGTATTAGAACTAAAGTAAGTTCAGGATACCATTCGGCTAAGCGTGATGCAGTTACTTGGATCTTTGAACCAGACTCAAGTTTAGATGCCAATGACTCGGATGACATGCCAGTGGAGATCGTTAGTCCTCCTATGCCGTTACAACAATGTCTTACTATGATGAAAGACTTTTTTAAATGGGCCGCAGATAATGGTGCTTATGCTAACAGTTCAACTGGTTTCCATATGGGCGTTAGTTTACCGGGCAAAGGCGGCGATGTTGACTATGTTAAGTTAGCATTATTCTTAGGCGACGAACATGTACTTAAAGAGTTTAGCCGTAGTGGTAATCACTTCTGCGAAGCTGCAATGAAAAAGATTAAGACTCGTGTTAAAGGCAACAAAGAAGCTGTAGCCGGTGCATTGGATTTAATGAAACACAATCTATTAGAACTAGCACAAAAAGCATTAGAAATTAATAATCAAGGATTTGGCAAATATACAAGTATTAATCCACAAGGTGGACAAACAAGTCGCGATCCTACACAGAACCGTGGTGCCAAGTACATTGAGTTCCGTAGTGCTGGCGGCACAAACTATTTTGAAGATATTGCTAAACTACAAAATACATTAATGCGTTATTCACAGGCTATGTATGTAGCTAGTCGTCCGGACTTAGAACGTAAAGAATATTATAAGAAGTTGTATAAACTTATTAGTCCAGTAGAAGGAGATCCCGCATTAGATCTATTTGCTCGTTTTGCTACAGGCGCTATCAGCAGTGAAGAACTTAAAAAGTCCTGGGCCGATAAAGCACTAAGCAACGAACCAAAGGGCGATTGGAAACTATGGGATTCGTATGGCAAACCTGTTGCCGGAGAAGAGTTCCATGGATATACAAAATCTGATGCTTGGGAAAAAGCTAAGAAACGATTAAGTCCTGGCGGTAGTATGGAAGGCTTCCAGAAACAATATACACTACGACCATTGAAGTCTGAGTCGGGTGATTGGGAAGTGTATAACCACGAAACTGGCGAAACATTAGAAACTCTACACGGCTTTGCTACTAAGGGAGAAGCCGCTGACGCAGTATATGACAAGTATGCTGATCAAAACATTCCGTTTAATTTACGTCCGGCAGATCCGGAAGCACCAGAACCAGAGTTAAGCCAACGTGAAAAGTTAGCCAAGCGTATTAAAGCACCTAAACCAAATTGGAATGTTGTTTATCGCCCAACTGGTCGGGTCATTGATCAAATATTCAATGTTAGTCGTGAAGAAGCACAGAAACTATTAGTTAAAGTAGCACAACAACACGATGTTGGTAGTGTGGCTAATTTAGAACTACACAACGAAAAAGACACACCGCAAGATGCAAACGATATTCCACGTACCTGGCAATACATAAACAATACCACAGGACAAGTTATTGCATCACACCCCGATCTTACACTAGCACAAGCAGAAGAAACTAAGCGTAGATATCAAGAACGTTATGATGTTAGTATGCGTACAGTTCCAACAGATGCAAGTGCAGAACGTGTAGCCGATCGTACTCCGCAACAAGACCAAGACACTAATACACCTCCAGAAGGCATGTTAAGTCAACGTCCTGCTACTGGCGATTACTATGAAGTTAAAGCTGGCGAAAGAGTATACGGTTATTTACCAACTGGTGCCAGTAGCCCGTTTGTTGCCCGTGCTGCTCGATTATATGTTAATCAACTAACTGGTCGTGATGATGCGTTTGTGCAATATCGTGCAGGCGATCCTGTGCAGGCCACAGCACCAAACGGCGTACCTATGTGGGAAGTATACGAACGTGACAACGGACATGTAGTACACGAATTTGCCGACCATGACCACCACAGCGCCTGGGCTACAGCACAAAGTTATTTACGTGGTATTGGCGCAGAAGATCCTGGTAAGTTTAGTTGCCGTCCAAAGATGCAAGCATAAAACACAAAACCCGCACTAAGCGGGTTTTTTATTGAATTCTTTATTGTTTTTATACACATCTCTTATAGTTATTTACCAAAAATAGTGTTGCAAAAAAGCAACACTTTTCGGGTTGACCCAAAATTCCCAATATTGTATAATGTATGTATAGTGATTAATAAGGAGCGGTAAATGAGTGTAGAAGCCAGAAAACAGTATGCAATTTTACTCATAAAAGCAGAAGCCGCCCGTGCAGTAAGCGATTTTGAAGACTACCGTGTGTACAAAGACTTAGCAAAACGGTTGTCCATTAATTCCCAAAATAGTATAATAGTTGTATAGTAACTAATAAGGAGCAGAAAATGACTAGAAAACACTTCGTAATTTTAGCTAAAAAAATTAGTGAAATTCCTAATATGGAAATTCGTTTGCAAAACGCGATCGAAACTGCTAAAATTTGTGCTTCGGTTAACCCAAGATTTGACCAAGCCCGTTTCCTTAAAGCCTGTGGAGTTTAATATGCCAAAATTTACCCCTGAAGAATTAGCAAGAATCCGTGAGCTTAAACAAGAATTAGCTCGTGTTCGTGGACCACGTGGCGGACTAGATCCAAAGTTTCGTGCAATGGAATTTGAATTGGTTAAATTGGAAGGAAGATCATGATTGCAAGTTTACACGATATTCGTAGTAGTATTATTTCTGGTACTTTTACCAATGCAGAACTAGACGATATTAGTCAAGCAATAAAATTTGCTCGTAGTCAGTTAGGCCACAAGAATAAAGGTGCACTAGTAAAGGGTACGTCAGTTAAGTTTACAGATTCACGTCGTGGCATTACTTATAACGGTGTAGTAGAAAAGGTTAGTGTTAAAAACGTCTTGGTGCGTACCACAACTGGTACAGTATACAAGGTCCCTGCAAACATGTTGGAGGTAGCATAAAAATGGATAAAGCATTATTGGTATTAGTGTTTACGTTGGTAATGATCGTTATTGGTCCTATTGCAACTATTTGGGCATTGAATACATTATTCCCGGCACTCAATATTCAGTTAGGATTTGATACTTGGTTGGCCGCGGGAGTTATTACGGCCTTGTTTAAAACAAATATTAGCAAGAAAGACTAATCATGAAAATGTTTATTATTGGGACTGTATTTGGTTTAATCCTGGCAACAGTTGGCTTCGGTGGTATTGCCAAAATGTTGGACAAGGGTGTTGAAACCGTTAAGTCCCAAAGTACAGAATTAGCCAAATAATTTTGGTAAAAGGAATTTCATATTATGGTTGCATTTTAATTCGAAATAATCTATAATATGAAATATGCTGGAGTGTGTCTAGCATAAAGCAGTAAATTTAATTTAACTTAAAAATGGAGTTTTACAAAATGACTAAATTGTTCAAAGTTGGTGGTGTTTCTAAAACTAAAGGCCAGTACAAAGTACGTTTCGCTGGTGACATGACACGTGTTAAGATCTTGGCTAAAACAGACTCAGACATTAATTTGTTAGAGTTGCCAACAGCAATGACCAAGCCGGCATTGGTTACTTTCCTTAAGACATCAGAGTTGTATGCAAATGCTGACTATAAAGCAGCAATCGACGCGGCTGATGCCAAGTACAATGGCGTAGTATCTACTAAAGGTGCTAAAGTTAAGACTAAGCCATCATTGGAAGATATCAAAGCACGTGCATTGCTTGACGCAGTAGCAGAGTAATTTTAATAACGGGCACTCGTTGCGAAACGTATAAGTCCCGTTGTTATATTGAAACATATTAGGTTACCTATACCGTTAGGGATTGTATACTGTAATAATGCCCGATTCGCTAGCGAGCTAGCCTTGCTAGAAGCATGAAGGGAGTATACAATCCATGAAACCAGGGGTAGTTGCAAAGTAGGACAAGACACCATCGCGTCCGAGGTAGCAACAATATAAATCTGAGGCGGCGGAATATAACAGTAGGCAGTAATGAGAAAGCAAAGCAACAAGTGGTGTTGAGCGATGTGGTTCTTCCTGTAGTATGTTTCAATATAACAGTTTAATTAAAGGGGTATTATATGAGTAAGCCAGTATTTCAAGATTTATTTAAGTTCAGTGGACGTCGTAATCGCCAAAGTTATAATGTATTACTGTTGGCTCAAATTGGTGCATTAATTGGGTTGGCTATTGTTGGTTGTGTTGCAGGAGCACTCGCAGACACAGTTGCACCGTTGGCATATTTGTTATTTTTTGCAGTATTCGCAGGATTCATTGCAGTTGGTGTAACCAGTTGGGCCGCAGGTAGTCAACGTATTCGTGACTTTGACCAAAGTGGTGTATGGATTTTACTAACTCTAGTACCATATGTTGGATGGGTCGTTAGCCTGGCTATCATGTTTATCCCCAGCACACCAGGTGAAAATAAGTACGGACCGAGCTGTGTTTAACGCTAAATAGTTGTATGACATATCTGGCCAGTCTGATTGTAGTAGCAGTTTTATTATACGTAATGATAGAACTTAAAGACTGGCTAGATAATTACTAATAGGATTATTTAAAATGACAATCACAACTCAGGTAAAGTTTGCAAGATCTCTTACTGCCGAAGAAAGACCGATCCGTGACGCTAAAATTGCAGAATTGGTTAGTGCCGGAGCAACAGATGGAACTTTTATTAACAGCACAGATGACCCAAATACTAAAACATCGAGTCGTATTTGGACCACCGAAGAGGCCGCGAATGAATGGATAGCATTTATTAATACATTTTCTCCCCCTCCGGTTATTGCTTTAGTTTTAACAGTATAAGCGGTAAGTAAAGAATTGTTGTAATTCCTTCGTAGTGAAGGCGCTGTGGACGGGAGTTCGATTCTCCCCGGATCCACCGAAGTATATTCGACCGCAAGCGCGAAGCGGTGACATGTAACAGAGTATATTTCGTTGGGTCCGACCGGTTTCGACATGGTGAGATAACGAAAGAGGCAACACGAGAGTTGACTGACGTAATCAGCAAATAAGAAGTAACCGCAAATGATAATACATTCGCATTAGCAGCCTAAAAACTGCTTAGGGTAGTTATACCTCGTAACAGAAACTAACAGGAACCCACTTCTGTGGGTTTCTTTTTGTATCCTATTGCTAATCTTGCTGGAGACCAGGGTTTATTCTTTTTTGATGCAGATATCTTAGCTTTTTGCTCTAATGTCATCGACGCTCTTTTTTTACCTATTTTTGCAGTAGATCGTTTTGTTGTAGTTTCGGGAGTATCTACTCTTCCTACTGCGCCTTCGCCGCCGAGGGTCATATTATAACCGTTGCAGTCCGGAAAGCCAACATAAGTACGATATTCTACAATAAAGTAATTTTCCATTATTTTGTGAGTATGGGTACAATCATTGGACTGATATATAATATCAAATTGAAAATTATTAAGACCGTATTTTCTCATAGCATTATATAAATGCGTATTTTTTTTACTGTTTATGGCACATCGTTGATGATTGTACCATCTATCCATTGGGTTCCTGGACGAAAATCCTATATAGATCTTATTGTTAACTGTATTAGTAATCTTATATATTGAAAACATATTATATTTATTAATACATTGTGTTGCATAAAAACAACACTTAAAACCCCCTTAATTGGGGGTTTTTTGCTGGCTAAAATTTCGGTTTACCATTAATTCCCAATATTGTATAATATATGTATAGTGAAAATAAAGGAGCAGAAAATGACTACAGTAACTTACAATATTGGTGATGATGTTAGCCATGGTATTGGCGGAGATCGTTATTACGATGGTAAAATTGTGCGTATGACTAAGCGTTTTATTTTTACAGATTCTGGTCGTCAATATACTCGCAAAGTTGCTAAAGACGGTCGAGAGTATTACACCCAAACTGGTTGTAAATATTGCTACTTGATGCCGGGTAAACACGAATACATGGATCCAAGTTTCTAATATGAAATTTTTCAAAGAAACTACCAATGATTGGTCTACGCCAACTCCTAATCATACATACTTGCTTTCCACTGATAAGAGCAAGATGTATGGTTACATTAAATCAAGATCGGGTGATACATTTACATTTAAAAAACCGTTAAACTTTGATGCACGTCGTAGAACTTTTGTAGAAGTTAAAGAGCTAGGTGAGATTAACCTAGACGAAGCACCGGGCGAAACTTGGAAAGTAGATGGTAGTAAAGGCAACTCTTATGTTGTCCAAAAAATAGAAAATGTGTATACTTGTACTTGTAGCGGTTTTAAATTTAGAGGCGAATGCCGTCATATTAAATCAATAGAGGAGAAGGTATAATGAGTACACGTTCAAGCATTGCAATCAAACATGGCGATCGTATTAAATCCATCTACTGTCACAGTGACGGATACTTGGCATATAATGGTCGGGTTCTATTAGAGAACTATTCAGATTCTGTTAAAGTAAGCAAGTTGATTTCCATGGGCGATATGAGTGTGTTGGGCAAGGAGATTGGTGAGCAGATCAGCTTCAATGATCGTATGGTATATGATGATGCCGATGGCTATGCTCAACAATGTCGCTTCTATGGTCGCGATCGTGGTGAAGAAGGTGTTGAGTTTAAGAGCTTTGACGGTGAAGATACCTGGGTTAATTTTTATAATGATTGCGAATACTTTTATTTGTATGATCACGGTGTTTGGTATGTTAAGGCCTATCGTGGCAAGTTTAAGCCCTTGCACGAAGAAGTTGCTAAGGAAATTGCCGAACAAGAGGAAACAAGATGAATGAACGATTAAAAGAACTAATGCTAGAGGCAGGATATGCCGCACCTGAAATTGCCGGTCGTGCTCAAGTACTGGCCCAGTTGATTGTTCAAGAATGTATAAGAGCCGTTGAGTCTAATAGGAAAGAGCCACGAGAAGGTTACAACACTTATAATATGGGAACTTTTGAAGCAGTTGATTCGATTAAACAACATTTCGGAGTTGAACAATGAGTTGCGGACATCGCTGTTATGAAATGGGTGGGCCTTGGATTACAGTAGATCCAGACTGCCCCGTCCACGGAACAGACGCACAAGCAGAACAGTATGCACAAGACGAGCGTAAGGAGTGGATCCACAAACGTATCCACGATGCTGAAACCATTGAGGATATTAAGATGATCCTTATTTCTATGGTAGAAGGATTGGTATGATTTATAATTTTCGAGATCTTAGAGAAAGAGATATAGTGTATAGATATATCCAGGACTCTCGGGCAGAGTTTTTAGCAGAAGGTGGCGATCCAATTGACTTCCCTAATCATTTAGATAATCTTGGGTTAAGGGTTGCAGGATTAGGTCTTAATGTGGATGATACCTTAGTGTCATTTATTGAATTAAAATATGGAAATAAAAAATGAGCGATCGTATTCAACTTGATCTTGAAAGAGACGTACACGAAAACCTTAGGTATATGGGTATGCGATTCTCTGAGCAAACTACAGAAGCATTAAATCGTTTTTTGTTCGACGGGTTACCACCAGGCGGGCACTTAGAAGCTATGTTTGCCTATGACTTTGAACGTGCTTTATACAATGCCGATATGGCCAATAAGCAATCGTTCTGGGGTTTGGCTATGTGGATTCGCGAATGTGCTCCTAGAGAAGCTCAAGGTAGTTATAAAGCTGTAGCTGACTGGTGCGAGAACAAAGAAGCTCGCGATGCTTACTACAAACAATGCGAACAGAAGTATATGTGGAATCAATTACAGGAGAATAACCATGCCTAATTGGTGTTCAAATATGATTACCTTGGGGCACGATGATCCCAACATGATCAAAAGGGCAAAAGATGCTTTTGCCGCCGGTAACTTCTTGCAAGAGTTTATTCCTGTACCTAACGAATTATGTACAGATGGTGCAAGTTCACGTGGTGGTCCTCATGCTGAAAAATATGATGCTATTCGTGCCGCTAATAAAGCCAAGTATGGATATGAGTCCTGGTACGATTGGTGTATTAACGAATGGGGAACTAAGTGGGACGTAGGTAATAGTCAAGGCATTAACACTTGGGACGATAACGAGCTCGTTGCTTATTTTGATAGTGCATGGTCTCCACCAGTCCAAGCATACGAATCTTTAGTTAATCAAGGCTTCCGCATTTATGCATCTTGGTATGAACCGGGTTCGGCATTTGCTGGTATTTACGATGAACATGGTGTAACTGACTACGATTTATCTGGTATGGATAGTCAAGACGTAAAAAACGAGTTGCCGCAAGAGCTAGACGAACAGTTTGGTATTAGTGAGTCAATGGCTGAGTACGAAGCTGAAAATGAAGATGACGTTACTCAGTGGTATAAGGAAGGTGTAAAAGACACAGGATTAGAACCACACAGAGTAAAAAATGAACAATAAAGAACTTGAAACTTTAACTGAGTATTCAATGGCTGACGTACAACCTTGGCAAAAACATTTTTCTACTGGTTTAAAGCGTGGTGAACTTTCGGTTATGTATGCCAGTTCCGGTGTTGGTAAAAGTATAATGTCGGCTTGGGCTAATCATGTCCATGACATGACTCCAGTTGATGATCCTGTTACTGCATGGTATAAGCAAGGTGTAACAGATACTGGGCTAAAACCCCATAAGAAAACGGTAGACCAATAATTCCCAAAATGCTATAATAGTTGTATAGTGAGGAGCAGGAGATACTAGTAGCAGAAATGCTACTGACGTTGATCGGAAGCACCGTTACAGTAAAGCGTGGTGGACTTTACCCTTACTTAACTTATATAGGAGGGTGTATGACAATAACTGTTGCTCGTTTTAACGATCGTTTTGTTCGGGTTGTACGCACCCAAGAAACTGTTGCTTTTTCGCAACAACGGGACTGGGTTCTTGTTGAGTTCGATCTACATCTGCCTGAGCACAAAAGACAGCAAAGACGTTGGGTTCCCGCTACTACACGGTTTGATTGGGTAAGGGACTTCCACTTCTGAAGTGGTTGTCCGTTAATTCCCAAAATGCTATAATAGTTGTATAGTGAATAACAAGGAGCATTAAATGAACTTAAATTTTACCAAATATATGTTAGATTTTTATGGTCCTAATGGCATTTATGATTATGGTTTTACTTCAAAGCAGATTATCCTTGCAACCCAGTTATACAAAGTTTGTATGGAAGAAGATTTTGGTCAAACAGAATTTGAAGGTGACAGCGTAGACCGTGAGCGTGTACGTGATATAATTTTATCATTCCGTGAGAAAGAGGTAGCTTAATGTTGAAACCATGGGAAGTAATTGCAGAGCTAGAAGCAGATAATAGTCGGTTGGCCAAAGAAGCCGTCATTAAGCGTGAAGCTGAAGCGGGCAATACTGCATTTTTTGATGGTACCAGACTTGCTCTCGACAGCATGGTTACCTTTGGCGTCCGCCAAGTTGCAGAAAAGACTGGAGATGGTAAAGGCTTAAATTCTGATATCTTTTATCAAACTGCTAATAAGCTAGCCGCACGTGAATTATCTGGCAATGCCGCACTTACCGCAATCAATCATATGCGTATGAATGCACGAGAAGCAGAGTGGAACTTGTGGTATCGTCGTATTCTTATTAAAGATTTGCGCTGTGGTACTAGTGAAACAACTATTAATAAGATTGCTGGAAAAGTAAATGCTGATTATATTATACCTGTGTTTAGCTGTCAGTTGGCTCATGATGGAGCTAACCACGAATCCAAAGTTTCAGGGAAGAAATTCATTGAAGTCAAATTGGATGGAGTTCGCGTTATTACTATTGTGTATCCTAGCGGGCATGTCGATATGTACAGCCGTAACGGTAAAGAACTGGTAAACTTTCCACACGTTAAAGAGCAGTTTGCAAAACACGCAGTATTCTTACCAGAACCCGTTGTGTTTGATGGTGAGATTATGTCTAGTAGTTTCCAAGACTTAATGACACAAGTACATCGTAAGAGTGATGTGCTGGCCAATGACGCTGTGTTAAACTTGTTTGATATTCTTACATTAGCTGAGTTTAAAACTGGTGCTAGTAAGGTTACCCAGCGTGAACGTAGTAATGCACTAAAGATTTGGTACAGCCCTATTCGTGACCATATGCCTAATATTACTGTGTTAGAAAATGCGCTTGTGGACTTAGATACCCCAGAAGGTGCTCAGGAATTTAGTGCTATCAATGCTAGTGCTATTGCTGGTGGATACGAAGGCATTATGATTAAAGATCCCGAAGCTGGGTATGAATGTAAACGTAGTGTAGCTTGGTTAAAACAAAAGCCGTATATTGAAGTAACTTTGGAGGTTAAGAATGTTGAAGAAGGTACAGGAAAGAATGTTGGACGTCTTGGAGCCCTTGTTTGTGAAGGACAAGACGACGGGAAGTCTATTACCGTCAATGTTGGTAGTGGGCTCACTGATGATATGCGAAACGACATTTGGCGTGATAGTGCTAGTGTTATTGGGCAGTTGGTTGAAGTCCGTGCTGATGCTGTAACACAAAACCAAGACGGCACTTACAGTTTACGATTCCCACGTTTTAAAGGATTCCGCGGATTTGAACCAGGAGAGAAATTATGAACAAACAGATTAAAGAAACTTTACTAGAAGCACCCGAAGGTCAGTTGGATCCATGTGTGTTTCCACTTATTGAAAAATGGAATGATGAACCAACTGCATTGCAAATATTGGAAGTTTTAGATAATTGTGTTAATGGTGGGTTAGCTTCACAGTTTGTTATGGTTCTGTTTGAAAGTTTATTGGATATGACCATAAAGAAAGAAAACACTACATATGAAGAATTGGTAAAACTAGCCACTTGGAGAGAAAAGATATAATGAACGAAAAGATTAAACCACTTGCTCAACAAGCCGGCGAATACGTAAATGAAGTATATACTCCGCCTGTTCGTTCTAAAACACCGGGCAAGATTTGGGAAGATGGGCACGTAGATTGGATGGAACAGTTTAATGAAAAGTTTGCTGAGTTGATTATTCGAGAATGTACTAAAGTATGCATCGAAGTAGGGGACTGTAATAACGATATTGCTCCAGAATTTGGCCAAGGCGCATACTTTTCTGCGGATCAGATTAAACAACATTTTGGAGTTGAATGATGCCCATAGTGTTGGCCTGGGTATTTACTATAACAGGAATCTCGTTAGGATACCCAATAACAGGATGTGTTTTAGGATTAATAATTTTGATAGCGAGTCGGTAATGAACGAACGAATTAAAGACACTTGTTTTAATTGTAAATATTGGAAGAAACTGAATCCTGAGAATATTATCTATGGCTCGGGCCGATGTAGAAGATTTCCTCCATCTGGAGCTTCGCGTGATATTAGTTTTCCTCTAACAAATATTGATGATTGGTGTGGTGAATATGAACGAGCGGATTAAAGAACTACTAAAAACAATCTTATGGTGGGCGGGTGTTATTGTGTTTGCCGTTCTTAATACCGCAGGATTATTCCTATTTGGTTTAGCTGTAAAAGGAGCTTGGTCATTATGAACGAGCGGATTAAAGACCTTGCGTTACAGGCCAATATCAAATTAGACTATTTTGGCTATGGCGTTGATATAGATGACGGTAATCCCAACGTAGCAAAGTTTGCTGAGTTGATTATTAATGATGTGCTGGGTTGTTACGCCGCCATTGATAATGGAAACCGAGTAGAAGGAACTGAAGACTTTATTAAAGCAGTAATTAAACGCTACGGAATTGGAAAGAAGAAATGAACGAGAAGATTAAAGAACTTGCTGTCAAGGCTCAAAATAACGGAGATTCAATTCATTATTATGATCCAGTATTTGTTGAAAAGTTCGCCAACTTGATTATTAAGGAATGTGAAAAAATCAACTCGGGGTTCTTGGGTCACAGTACTTGGCTGGCCTTGCACAACTTATATAGTGAACATTTCGGAGTTGAAGAATGACTGAAGCGGTACAGTTCGTTAAATGGATTGCTCGTAAAATGTTTGGTAGATTGATATCCGCACCTAGCCGTATTCATCAAGGGTTCGCTCGGGAGTTTAGGGACGCCGGCATACCATTTGGCATATTTATATTTGGTATGGTTATGATGTCTGGCATCCTTTTAGGTATGGTAGTAAAAGCAATCGGCAACGAACAAGGAGCGGTATATACTATTATTGCTTGGTGGACATTCGCAGGTGCCTTTGTTTTATCTGCTATGATACGGGCAATGTACTGGGCATTTAAACGAGAGCGAGAAGCACTAGTTAAAGCACTTAAAGAGGAGTACGAGTTCTAATATGATTAAAGCACACCAATTTATCTTATGGTTAATCCGTAAATTCTTTCATAATCTTGTTGCTGGCCCTTGTGGTTTCTGGGATGATTTTGTGGATCAGTTTGGCGGAGAACTAATTTGTGTTTGGACTGTGATTAGTCTTGCTATATCTAGTGGCCTTGCTGGTATTGTGAGATTATGGCTTGGCCCAGACGGTAGCGGAACTGCATTAGAAGTTGGATATATTAATTTTGGTATTATGGAATCATTGATTGTATTTGCTTACTTTGCTACACTATACAGAGCATTTGAAGCGGAACAGAAGGCACTACTAATAGACTTAAAAAAGGATTACACATGAGTTTTGATATCAAATACGAAGCAAAAGAATTAAACGACTTGGACATCCAAGACCGTGAACGTGAAATTACGCACTTGCTCTACGAGCACGATTGTGAAGTGACCTTTACTAAGAAGGATGGTACAGTACGTACTATGCCTTGTACATTACGTAAGGAAGCTATGCCACAACGTGAAGCAACAACCTTACACGAAACAAAACTATACAAGCCAGAAACTATTACAGTATGGTGTTTAGATAAGTCAGAATGGCGTGCCTTTAAAACTGCAAATGTTCAAGAGGTACGTGTTCTTGGATCGTGATTTAGAAGCCGAACTCGGTGCTTGTGCGTGGTTTATAGAAAAAGTAAGAACCCGCAAAGACTATGCCCAACACGTCTATGCCGCTCTGTGCAATATGCGCTGGCAACCTGCTGAAGTTATTCCTATCCTTACAGACGAGTACTGGTCTTGCTCATGGCGTAGTGCTGGCGGTATTGTAGCAGACTTCCGCAATGGGGTAGATGGTACAGTAGAAGATTACATGGATTGGTATTGTTCGGGTATTGTTGGGGGATATGATTTTATAGAACATATCGAGATGAAAGATAGAATTTTTATTGAACGTAAACATGTACCAGAGGGAACAGTAACAGATGAAATTTGTGAAGATTTTGCGGCTCTGGGTTGGACACCAAGTCCTTGGCCTGAAGATTAGGAGACGTCAAATGATAACCCGTGATCTTGAAAAGATGCTTGTAGGTACTATTAAGGAACTATTAAAGGATCGGCAGTACTTTCATAAGTCAACAGTAGGGCCAGAATACTGCCACTTGACCGAAGAAGGTAACCGTGCTATACTAACGGCTATTAACTTGCTAGGTCCTAGGCTAATGTTAGCCATAGACAAAGAAGATATTGAACGCAGTAAACAACTTGTATTAAATGAACTTAAAGGAAAATAAAATGTCATATGATTCACGAGCAGTAAAAGTATCAAAATCCGTAAAGCGTGTTGCTGCAACTTTCACCAACAAGAATCAACGTCGTGATTTCATTAAGGGTTATGCACGTGTTGAAGAAGCACTAGCACGTCAAGCATTAAACCGCAAACGCGATAAAGAGTAATGGGACAAGTATTTAGAGTGGCTGAACAGTACCTAAGTCAACTTGATGCAGGAGAGTTTGTTGAAATAGGTACTAGTCGTCAAGGCGATGATAGTAGTACACCAACACTGGCTAAGTGGGCAAGAGACCTGGGTACTAAATTAACTACTATAGACGTAGATCCAGTGAACTGTGAGTTTGTTCGAAATATGGATTTAATTAATGTCGAAATAGTTACAGCCAAGGGCGAGGAATACTTACGTAACCGTATATATGGTATGCAACCAATTAGTTTTTTATACTTAGATAACTTTGATTGGGATTGGCATCCAGATAAGCCCGAGGATGTTATTCGCGAGCAACAAGAACGATATACCGAACTTGGTATGGTTATGAATAACGTAAATAGTCAAAGTGCCCATTTATCACAGATGATTTCGGCCTTGCCGCACATGGCCGAACATTGCTTAGTGGTATGTGATGATACTTGGTTTAATAAGTGGTGGGGACACTACTCAGGTAAATCGGGAAGTGTGATTCCATTGTTGTTAGCAAATGGATTCGACGTACTATACACCGAAGAACAACCTGTATATGGAACTATATTAGGGCGTGGTATTACCACTCAACAGAATTAGTTGCCATACACCCAAGGCCATGATTCATCCTTGGGCTCAAATTGTGGGAATACACCTATAGGAGTATTTAATGGCGTATGTGCAGGAGTTGCTACAGCAGGCACTTTAGTATTATAAGGATCTGGATTATGTCGTGCTCGTCCAGTTTCGGGTGTAGGGGTAGTCATACTAATATTTATTTTAAGTTTGGTAAAATTAGTCGTTGCAATTAAAGATATAAAAATGTTACACTAGCATCATGCTGTTAATTAACAGCTTTTAAATTTAAAAAGGAGACATCATGTCTATTACAGTAAAATTCAAGAAGTTTGACCCAAAAACTAAACAAGGTAAATTGTTTAATGCTTTAGTTAAAGAACGCGAAGTATTAACACCAGCACAGATTACTAGCCGTTTTGGTATTAAGAACCCCACTGCTACTATCAGCGAAATTCGCCACGCTGGTTTTGCTATCTACGGCAACCAACGTACCGCTGGAAATGGCGTTAAAGTAACTGAGTATCGTTATGGCGAAGCATCACGCAAAATGGTTCAGATCGCTTACCGTGCTATTGCACAAGGTTTAGTTGCTTAATTAAGTAGTTAATGTTGTTTTCATACTAAACCCACTTCGGTGGGTTTTTTTACGTCCATCATATATACTATATGGGCCGCAAAGTTTTCAATCTTGAGCGTGATATCCGTAGTACACAATGGATTATATCCAAAGTACGACGCCAAGAGATCTATGCTCAAAATTTGTATGCCGCACTATGCAATAATCAATATACTCCCAAAGATGTTTGGGGTATTCTAAGTAATATCAATTGGGATTGCACCTGGAACTATGCTGCAGAAATGATTGCAGAAATACGTGAAGATGACAGCTATATTGATTGGTACTGTAGTGGTACAGGCTTTGTTGGTACAGATTTCACTGGATTTGTAGAAGAAAGCTATGTTACTGAAGAAATCCAAAATGATTTTGATCAAATTGGTTGGCTATTATTAACCAGAAGATTCGTAGACGAATAAGTATTTCTGTAGTATAATAGCAGTATGAAAATCAATGTTATTTCGGACGTACATCTTGATTTCGCAGACCTTACCTTACCTGGCGGCGATATCCTAATCCTGTCGGGCGATATTTGCGAAGCCAAACACCTTAAACAAGACTTATACAAGACTCCTGCATTTGTGTCTGCTCACCCAGACCTAATGAAAACTATATTAGTAGAGGGCGGACGCCCTGAGCGTCGCATTGATCGTTATGCACGTTTCTTCAATGAAGAATGTAGTAAATACCGCGAAGTAGTTATGGTAATGGGTAATCACGAACACTATGGTTACAACTACCAAAAGACGTATGCACACATTGCCACTAATCTACCCAGCAACGTAACCTTGCTTGAAAACCAAACACATCAAATTGATGATGTTATCTTTGTTGGCGCAACCCTGTGGACCGATATGAACAAAGCAGATCCACTAACCATGTTCCATATGAAGTCGGCTATGAATGATTACAAACAGATTACACAATTCAATGAAGCTAAGAATGTTTATCATCGTTTAGATCCGGAACGTACTGTAAGTGATCATTATGCAAGTCGACAATTTATTGCAGAAACAGTTAAAGATCAATTTGCACAAAAGTTTGTTGTGGTAACTCATCACGCTCCGAGCAAAGCAAGTACTAAACCACAATATGTCAGTGATACCTTAATGAATGGTGCTTACAGTAGTGACCTAAGTGAATTTATTTTGGAAAATCCACAGATCAAACTTTGGACACATGGGCACACTCATGATGTATTTGATTATATGATTGGTAGCACCCGTATTGTATGCAACCCACGTGGTTACAAAAACTATGAAGATCGTGCAGAGATGTTTAAAGCCAATGAATTTGAGATTGAACTATAATGGCAAATCAACCAAATTATTCAACAACAATACCAGTGACTGGAGCAGGTGTCGGCGGACACTCACATCCTGGAAATTACAGTAACGTAACACTCACCGGCGGCGCCGGATTGACTTATACCACTGCAACCGGTGTAAATCCAATTTGGTCAACAGCCGCAGCACCATATGCACCATATTACAATAAGCAACCAAAAGTCCAAATTACGGATTCGGATATCGAAATTGATGGCCTAAGTTTACACAAGACCTTGATAACCATGCACGAACGTATGGCTATCATGCAACCCAATCCCGCACTCGAAAAAGAGTTTGACGAACTCAAAGAGTGTGCTGACCGTTACAGAGAACTCGAAAAGAAGTTTTTGGATCAAAAAGCCGTGTGGGACACGCTCAAAAAACCCTGACAATTAATTCCCAATATGTTATAATAACATATGACTTCTAAACCCAACTGTGTAGTACTTAATACAACTAAACTAACCCCAACACAAATCGAGAGAATTATACGATGGTGTAATCGACATTTTGAATCGGGTAAATGGAACTTTATGACAGACTTTCCCAGTTATCATTGGAGGTTCTATTTACCCGATTCAGCGAGTGAAACATTATTTAGACTAAGGTGGGCACATTGAGTAATCAGAATAAAACATTAAGCGAAGTTGGATGCTTTGCTCTTGTGCAACGCAAGAAAAAAGATAAGAAGTGGTACGAAGTTCGTTGCGAAGCTTGGACATTAGAACACGAGGTTGAACGCGAAATTCGCGACTTCTTTGACCCTCTACGCAATAAATCTGGTACGTGGGGAAGTAGATGGAAGTATCGTAATCGCAAAGATGCAGAACAAATGTTTTTAGCGGCAACATTAAAATGGGCATAATACAGTGGCGCAAAGAAGGCGACCCGGTTAAACCTGGATTAAGCGTTTGGCGCCCAGGTGATCGTAGCGTAGGATTTGTATTAAGTTTAGATCGTTGGTATGTTTACTTTAGATACAGTCGTGTTAAGAAGAAGTTATATTGGGATTGTCGGCGTTTAGAACCAAGAGCTTGGCGCATGTTGAAAGCAAAGAATGAGCGTAACGATTAGAGTACCGTGGAACTACAACGATGATACTGCCCGAGAATGGACTAAACTACTTGCCTGGACTGTAGAGACCTATGGGTTACCCGGCGAAAATGTAAGTTTTAATCCTACACACGATTGGATGGACTTTACATTTAACAACGAACAAGATGCACTTATGTTTCAATTAAAGACTGGCGGTGTGCGTCGTTATAAAGAAGAATACACAGCAGAATTTGTCGGCGGATTAATTAATGGACTTTAAATGATAATATTAGTATACCCAACATATACCGGCGGAAAGTTTATTGCTAACTGCCTAGCACTCAGTAGACATTGTGTTGTACAAAGCGAACCTTTGGCCAGACTAGATTTAAAATTTAAAAAATTCGATCCTACATACTATGAGTTTAAACTTAAAAGTGTAATGAAATCTTTGCCACCAATTGATAATATGAGAAACTGGTTCGACTACGAATTTGGTTGCGATAAGCTATACGGAATTCACGAAGATTTTTATAAAGAAAACAATATTAAAACTATAAGAGAACGAATTAGTTGTAATGTAGTATTAAATGATATTCTAACCCAAGGAAAACTTTCCTGTACAATAACACACGATTATCGTACACTAATGAAGCAAATGCTAATCTATCCGCAGGCAAAGATTATAGAATTTAAAAACTTTGATAATTTTCGTGCATTAGCAGCAACATTAAAAAGTAGCAAACATACTCTAACCGACAATGGTTATATCTCTGCTAGAGAATATTATTACAAAGATCAAGAGTTTTATCAACTTGATTCATTTATGATTGATGTTGATAATACATTTATGGAATGGCACCCGTTTAATCAAATGATGCAGGAATTGTATGATTACTTAGGTTTTGATGATTATAACTCGGAACTTGTTTATAAGTTTTGGGTAGCTTACACTAACTTACACCGTGAACTTTAAAAGCCAGTTTAAGATTGATCGTTGCCCAGGCGCCCCCGATAAGTGGTACGTTGATTGGTGTGAGTTGGGACCTATTGAAGCGGATATAACCAAGTTTAGATTGTGCGAGATTATATTTGATAACATAAAGCCAGGTGAGTTAGGCATTGGCTACAATGTAGAATACTATCGTGCTAAGAATCCCGGTATGCTGTGGAGTTATAAGACTATGCCGCCTAACCCTGCGGATCCCGTTCCTGAACAAACGTTTTCATTAGAGCAGTATGTCAAATGGGAAGTGCAGTGGATTAGTTGTGAAGCTATGTGGATGGTAAATGACAACAACCGAGACTATTTTATAAGAGGGTTATTTGAACGTGGCACTCCTAATCGTGTAGCAACAGGTATTATATTAGAGTCATTGGATCAAGCCAACCAGTTTATTGACCTGATGGAACAACAATTTACATTTTACGCATTAAAGAAAAACTATAACTATGAAGAATGGTAGAGGAACCTTAGTTAAAGAAATACGCATGGGCGATTGTGAAGATCCTTATTTGTATGCCGCTGATCCTATATATCAGTGGGAACAAACCGAAGAAGCTCAGTGGCTTAAAACAAAGTGTGATGATTTAGTATTCTTCTGCGACTCACACGATTATGGATTTATGATTCGTATATACGCACCATTAACGGGCGAAGCACTTACGTACTATAACTTAAAATACTTAGGTATTCGAGAATGAAACTAACAGTCGATCAACGCTACAACCATATTGCCATTGAATGGAAGAATTGGGATGAGCTTTTTGAAATCAAAGATTGGTGTGATGATAATGGGCAGTATGAAATATATGTTACTGGTATAGTTTATAAGACTGAGCAAGATTTAACAGCATTTATGCTGAGGTTTGTATGATTACATTATCAAAGCACGAATGGTCTATTGTTCGTAATAACATAGAGGAAAAACACGGCAAAGCTACGGCTATGATTCGAGAAAAGATGCGTCGCGAATTGGGATTTTGTCCACGTTTTGCTGAAGCTCGTTATGTAAAGCACACTTATATTGAAGAAGTGCATTTAGACTTCTTTGATGATGCCGCAGAAACTATGTTTAGATTACAATGGCTATGATTGAATTTACATTAGATCGCGACGAGTATTATCACAAGCATATAGAAATTGCTCGATGGTGTGCTGAACAGTTTGGCCATATGCGACTAGACCGTTGGTATCAACGATTTGCTTTTGGTACACAGTTTATACAATTTGTACGAGAAGAGGATGCGAGCTTGTTTGCATTGTATTGGCTATGATATTAAAGCGTTGGCGTATTGACCGGCCACAGTTAGATGAAGCTGACTATAATTGGATAACCGGGTGTTGCAATAAACTTGAATCTAAAGTCGAATCACATGATTTTCATAATCTTGTTAATCACCGTAACGGACAGCCAATTTCGATAGCAGGCCGAGCAGAATATTGGGTAGATACCGTTGATGATAAGCAAGAAAGTATGCTAAAATTAAAGTACGAAGGCGAACTGACATTAATGCGTGTTGAGCATTATGATGATCGAGACATACAACAGCAAGTTGATTTTTACGAAGAAGAGTGGAATCGCACAGATGAATGTTGATAAAGAGAATACAATGAGAGTCCTTAAAGGGCATGAACCATTTCCTGTATACCGTTGGCAATGCCGTTTGGGATTACACAGGTGGAGTTTTTGGAAAGAACCTATGTTAAATGAAAAATGGACACAATACAGAAAATGCCTTTGCTGTAATAAACATCAATTTAATCAGACAAAATGAATATCGAACACGAAAATACAGTTAGAGCATTAAAGGATGAGTCTCCACTTGTGAATAGTTTTTGGTGTCGTTTTGGTATACATCGTTGGACACACTGGAACAAGGGACAGTGGATCAAAGACAAGAATTATACGTCTATACAGCACTATGTTCTTAATAAGCGATGCATACATTGTAATATTATAGAGGTAATGAAGGTCCCGGGACTGGAGTCAAGACTATGATTAACTACTATTACGAAATTCAAGACAACATTACTATATTTGGCAATACGCACAAGTACCTTAGTATTACTGATGTTAAACCCGGTACAGTAGGATGGAGGTACTTGCACGACGAAGCACTAAAGAACAGCAATCGTGTGTGGCTAGAAAATGCCAATGGTGTTACACTTGTTAAAGCACCTAGTAATAACACAAGTTGGGGCAAAGTCAATGAACAAGAACTTGTATGGCTTAAACTTATTTGTAGGGATATAGAGTCGCTGTGATGAGAGATAGGTATTACGTTCGCTTTGAGCGATTATTAAAGCCCTACAGTAACGTACTTGATGAGTGGCGGGCCCACCAAGTATCATTGCCAAATAATCAAAGGGATTATTCAAACGAGTCAATGGTTCGGTGGTTTGAAGAAAAGCACAATATTCTTTATAGTGCCAATGCCAACGGTGTTATAAAGTTGGGATTTGCTTCGGCGCAGGATGTAACATTATTTGCCTTAAGGATGTCATGATTACCTATAAAGAAACAATGCCAGGTATACATCTGCCAGTGCTACATCGTGTTTATTACAGTAGAGATCTTTTAAAGAACTTTGATCTACGGTACTGGTGTAACGCAAAATGTCAAGCACGGTTTTATGAATCACCTAGCTGGACAAAAGAATGTTTTGTAGAGTTCGAAGATGACAAAGATGCGGTGTTATTTGCGTTAAGGTGGGCATAATGGAAAAACAACATATTGAAGTAACTATAGGTTCTGCATCATATCGTAAGCGTATAGAGATGCAAGAATGGGCAAAAGAAAACTTTGGCGATCTCGTTGACTGCCGCGGAGATTTGCCTATTATATATTTTGAACGAATGGAAGATGTTAATTTTTTTATGTTAAGGTGGTCGTGATGAAAGTAAAACTTATTATGCGGGACAAGGACATGATTGCGTTCCTAAATAAAGAACGTAAAAATCCTCTATGGACTGATATTGAAGTAGAACCGCTGACTTACAGAGAATTACAAGACGAAATCTTAATTGATCGTATTAAGAATCCAGGTGGCGTATATCCTGCAGAGCGTACATTACCTAACTTAGTGGAAACGGTAATGTACAAAGAAGGTCAAATATACGATAAGCGTTATTTTAATTGGATGCTAACTTATGACTTTCCTGATGGGCAGATCTATGTACAAAGCAAACATATCTACCCCAGACAAGCACTTAATCGCATTACACTGACATATGAAAAGAACTCTTAAAAATATAATGCCCGGCTTAGATTTAGTTACTATAGAAGAAAATGGAGAAAAGCTACAGTTTCTCAACGGGGTAATACAAATGCAAGCCGGCGGCAAGTTTATTCCTGCTATGTCACCTGTGACAGGTGCACTTATGCTAATCATCGAAGATTACGTACATTGGGTTAACAATCAAAAAGACATTGAGAAGTGGATAGACGAGTACGGGTCTGGCATTAGGCAAACAGGGATGGTTTTACACTTTGACCACGATGCGGATCGTACTATGTTTTTGTTGAGGTGGGGATGATTGTATACAACGAACAGAATCCATACAAACCGAGCCCGGAACTGGTAGCAGATATGAACGCAACTGTTAAGATACCTTGTCCTTACGGTGAATATACTAGCTTGGTGTGGCAATGGCTTAACAATAACGGTATTGATTTTAGATTTAGAAATCAGTGGACTGACGAAAAAGGCCAGTTTGCTAGTTTTACAATAATGGACGAAAAACAACGGATGACTTTTATGTTGAGGTGGGCATGATAGCAGACCAAGTTGAATTAGATATTGATGTCCAAAAGTATATGGAAATTGTTAAATGGTGTAATACCTATATTGGCAACCAAGCTATTTGGAAAGATAATGTAAATCGGCATAATCCATGGACCGTAGATGCACCATTTAGGTGTTATACATTCTACTTCTCTGAGGAAAAGTATGCTACAATGTTTAAATTAAGATGGTTATAAATGGGTATATTTGAAATCTCTCGCCGTGAAATACAGGATATCCGCGAACATGAACATAGATTACAGGATATCAAATTGTGGTTAGAAGAGAATGTTGGCGAATATTATTGCCGGGGCGATACACCACTAACAGACAATGGCGAGGAAGTTGCATTATATATTGGGGCGGGATGGGAAATCAGAGCATACTATGAAGATTATGATGATCGAGTCATAGGTGGTTGGTGTGGATATCGCACAGGTTATGTAGTTGATATAACAGATGAAGAACAATCAATGATGTTTGCGTTAAGGTGGGCATGATGAAATATATAAATGAATTAGTTACTGTACAGATAGACTGGTGGCCCAGTTTCGCTGTCTTTCCGCACCGTACGATTACAGGCCAATGGATTTGGTTTCGCAAGTGTTATAAACGTATTGTCTGGCGTTATACTGGTATGCACGAAGAACCTTTTACAGAGTATGCTACAATGTTTGATATATTGGCGGCGGCAGAATGACAATTAGTTATGGAATAGCAAAAACTTGGTTTAACATCGAGGAGAAATATCAAGTGAAAACACCATGGGAATGGTTAACAGATTGGGAAATGAGTGATCGCGACCCTAATACTACATTAGATATGATTACCGACAGAATGAAACTACGCTGGCCCGGTAACTATCGCATTGTTGTTAGAGAGTTCCGTGTAGGTGATAGTATGTATAGATCGAGTAAGTGGGTACTGAAGTTTGATACTCCTGCTGAGGAAACTGTGTTTAGGTTGAAATATTCGTGATATATCACCGGGTATCGATGGTAAGCGAAAGAACTGCGAAAATGTTGCAGTGGTGCGTAGAGCAGTTTGGCCATAATATGGACAGATGGAAATATATAGAAGATCCCGACGATCAATGGGGGAGTTATGTTATTATGATTTATAAAGAAATAGATATTACACTATTTGCATTGAGATGGGCATGATAGTAGCAGAACGCAAAAGCAAATATAAAACAAAGATTACCGTGCCCTTTACTACAGGAAAACAAGAAACTGAGATTATATCTTGGTGCGAAGAATCATTCGGTCCAGGTGGACGTAAGTATCGCTGGCGATTTGGTTGGATAAACGAGGATAGCACATTTTATTTTAAGGATGCAAAAGATGCATCAGTCTTTATGTTGAAATGGTCATAATGAATACAATCCAGAAACAATTGAATGATGCACTTGCTCAATTTATAGGGCAACCGAATACCGCCAATACACAAAAGGCCGTACTTTCTATAATTAGGCAGACAGTTCCTGATTTACTGGCTAATGATATCGTGGGCGTACAGCCAATGTCTATGTCTATGGGTGCGTTCTATGCACCGTATATCCCATTACAATTCTATCAAAAGGATACAAGAGTGTTTACCAAGAAACCAATGAACTTTAGCCGTGCTAAATGGTACAGGGTTGATATCGAGCCACAGGATTGGAAAGATGCGTTAAACTGGGCAGAGGAACAGTTTGGTCGGAAACCAAAGAATCCAGATGCTTGGTCACGTTGGTATACAGGATTATGCAGTATAACTTTCCGTGATGAACGGGATTACATTATGTTTACGTTGAGGTGGGCCTAAGGATGTTATTTACTATCCAGACGGTAGCATAACAGTGACAAGAGAAGAAGCACCTAAGTGGAAAAGAGTATTTGCATGGAAACCTATTAAGATTAACAATAAATGGCATTGGCTTAAAATGATATATCGCAAAGACACAGAGTTGGTTATCTACTATACAGATACAGTATTTGGCATCTTACAGGAGGAAGCCTAAAGATGAATGGAATGGTGGTCCTATGGGTGTAACGTACAAAGAGCCAGAGCCTCAATGGAAAAAACATTTCTGTAGCATTATTCCACGCAGGGTAAATGGTCGCTGGTATTGGCGTGAATGGATTTGGTATACAGAACGATTTGGCCCAGGCGGCGTGCGTCGTCGATACAGCGACGACTTTGATAGATTAAAGGACGATAGATGAATAACCAACAAATAAAACAATTGGTAGACCAAATACATAAATTATCCACAGAGATAAATGAAATGGTACGCAATATGGGCGGAGCACCCGGGGAATGGCGTCGGTGGTATGCGTGGCATCCTGTTACGACTATCAGCGGCGATTGCGTATGGCTTAAAAGCATATACCGTCGCAATTCAACAGTATTTCAACGCTATGCCGGCTGTGATTATGCTACAGACTTTGATTTGCTTAAAGATATCGACACACCAAAACAAGCAACCGGGCAACGGCCACCCAAGCCGCCACCGCCTGCACCGAGACCACACGGATAAAGGACGATAGATGATTCAACAACCAGTTACAGGACAGTTACGTTTTAAGACAACTACTAATAACTGGGAAATGTACGATAGCGTCAACTGGAGAATAGTTCCCGAATTTGATGTTAAAACTGCAATGCCAAAGTGGGAAAGGTGGTTTGCATGGCGTCCTGTCCGGGATATACACGGAAAGTGGCAATGGGGTAAGACCGTTTATCGTCGATTTCAATCAGACAGTAAGTTTCCGGTAATGAAATACGACAAATATGAATACGGCGATGCATTTGATATATTAAGGAATGAATATTGATTGATTGGGGTGCTATAGCGGGTAAGTTTGTATCTATGCTTATGTCGTGGATGACTGCCGGCAACCTACGTAATCGTGTTTATCTATTAGAAGAACAAAACGAATTAATGCGGGTAGGATTAGAAGATATACAACGTATGGATCCAGAGGGACGTATGGGATGGTATGCAAAAACAGTATTGGACAATGTAGATGGCAAATAACAATCACTTATACTCGGACTTTGAAGCCAAGTTAGATACTCTATTGGGCGGAGTACCAACGCCAGATGGACTAGACAAATACGATCATTGGCGTTCATTACAGATAGCCAAAGCAGAATATGATAACCTACGTATAGCAGAAGGGCTAAAGTTTGAATTAGAAGGATTTGCTACTTGGTTAGAAGAAACATACGGATTTCGAATCGACCGCCTGGATAATATGATCGGGCAAACATTTGAAATCGTAGATGAAGCAAAATACACATTTTATAAGTTGAAGTACTCATAATGCACGTTAATCCCGAAAACTATTTAGATATGTTTAAGCCACCCAATGATGTACTTAAACAATGCCATCAAGTATTAATAGCGGACCCAACGACTGTAACGTGGAAAATGAAAAAGTGGTGCCACGAAAATGATTTAAGTTTAATATGGTCAGAAATGTTAGATACTTCTGACACAAGTTATGTACACGATTATGTAGTGGTATTTTGGTTTATCGATGCACAAGATGCAACAGCATTTACCTTAAAATTTAAATGAAAACAATACCTAGTTTAGAATACGTTGCCAATAATCTTATGGTTGATTTTATGGGCGAACTATTTAACGATATTACTAAAGCTCGTATGGTAGAATACTTGCAACAGTATATGGACGATGCGTACACGTTAGAACCTATATTTAATTACGATACATACACCGTAAGCGTCAATATTCAATTCAAAACCGACGCAGATTACATGTGGTGGGTTTTAAATAGATGATACAAATACCGTTTGAGTATATTAAAGGTCCGCACACTGAGTGGGAAGAAGTCATAATACTATGGCGAGATGTATTCGGCGGTCCTAAATATCCTATTAGGGAAATACTGGACTGGGTTGAAACAGCAGAAGGCGGCCAATACCATTTACGGGGATTTAACAGCACAGAAGGATTTTGTTTCAGATTTGAAAATTCAGCAGATGCTACACACTTTAAGTTGAAATGGTTATGACTACTGTTATTTTACAAAATGTCGACGCAGACCGGGCACTTGAGATAGTCATGGAACTTAGATTAACTTTGCGTCAACACGCAGATTTTAGTTATAGATTCTTACAGGGAGGGTACAGTTGGGAAACTCACGAAATACGATTACCCAGCATAGAATTTGAATTTTACAATCCTGCAGATGCAACATCGTTTACATTAAAGTACCTATGAATTTAGAAGAAGCAATCGCCAATGATCTAGCGCAACAAATGGCTGATTCCCTTGATGCGGCATTTCTAATAGAATTGAAATATGCTGACTATAAGAAACTTTATGGGCCGGGCAACTGGGTATACGGAGATATAGAACTAAAAGCGTGGGTCGGTGAAACTTTACCCGATTGCTTTTATCATAATAAGACGCTATACTATAAAGATGAAGCAGATGCAACATTATTCAGATTGAAATGGTTATGAAGATAATTAGAATACCACACGATAGAAATGAAAGAGGCCAAGAACTTTGGGCAGTTAAAACTCTACGCATCAAAGAAGAACTTAAAGAACACGGGTTAGAGGTAAATCGAGATTACGATTGCAACTTTGTATCTAAAGGTTATATTGAAATGCGTTTTTATGATCCCGAAAATCCAGCAGTAAGTTTATTTTGTTTAAAGTATTCATAATGCATATAGTCACTGTCAACAGAGAAACAATAATCCCAGCGAAGTTTGATCTTCGGTTTTCTGAAATGCAAGAATGGGCAATGGACCGGTGTGCAAGTTATATTGGTTCAGATATGCACCCCAATAACACCCGGCTAATAGATTTTGCTTTTAAAGAAGAATCGGATGCAATGATATTTCAGTTGAAATGGGCATAAATACCTATTTGGTATGCCTTGATATAAACTGTATAATTAAATCAAAAGTAAAAATGGCTACTCCTAAATCTTTAAATATCCATAGTTGTTCCCAGATTGGTGCTTCTAGAGACGTGCCAGCAATAACATAAATGGCCTGTCCTAGTAAACCAAGAGACATGGTATAAAACCCGATTCGAGCCAGGGTACTCCAATTTTTAGTAATATCAGTGAATAGTAATAAAAACATTGCACACCCAATTACAATATTTAAACCACTTAACCCACTAAAAAATATATTATTCATTTAACATCCCAATCCAGTAAACAAGTATTTATTAAATTATGACTAATCCAAATCAATATAAAATATCCAAAGCAAAATGGGCTGAATTCCAGGAGCACTATGTTTGGCAATTACTTAGTACTCCGGACTACAGACTAGGACAAGCGTTCTTAAACTACTTCGCCGAAGTAGATAAGATTATGAACGCAGATGGCGATTTAGGTATGCGGGACAGCATAGCCTTATACTATGCAATCAATAATGACGAAGCAATGACGCTTATATATAGGTGGCTAGACCTTTAATTCCCAATAATGTATAATGTAGTTGTAGTAGTAACTCAATGATAACTCCGGAATAAGGAAAAATAGTATGACAAAATATACAAAACAAGCAATTTTAGAATTGCTAAAAACAATTGGTATTTCAGTGTGTGCAGGACTTGCATTTGCAGTCCTTACTACATTAATTGGAATAGGTAATGTGATAATTGGACTTGGGGTAGCAGTATTTTTCTTCAGCTCTTACAAATATGTTAAGATTCAAGCAGAAATCAATGAACGTCTCGACAAGCTAAACAACAAATAAAATGAAAGTGTATCTCGGCAAGTATGTAAATTGGATCGGTCCATATCAAATAGCCGAGATACTATGCTTCTGGGTTAAGAAAGTACCAGACGAATATGGGATCAAGAGTAAGCCTGACTGGGTGCATGATTTTGGCACATGGTTAGCCGAAGATAAGAATGGTGACTCTAGTTGGTTAGCTAATTTTTGTGAATGGGTGCAAAGTAAGCGTAAGCGTACTCAGTATATTAAGATCGACAATTACGATGTCTGGGGCATGGATGGTACCCTTGCACTTATTATTCATCCTATGTTGTTAAAACTTAATACGCAAAAGCATGGTTATGGATGGGTTGACAATAAGGATGTACCAAAAGAACTGCGTAGTACTGCACCTGGCGCTCGTAAAGGTATCAAGAATAAGTACGATTGGGACAACTATGCAGAAGCTCGCTATAGCTGGGTAATGACCGAACTTATTTGGACTTTTGAGCAGTTAGCAGACGATGACAACGGCGAAAGGCAATTTTATGATCACAGCGAAAGTAATAAAGAAAAAGACTTTAATAAAAGTATACACAAGTTAAAAGTTGATCGAGCAGGTTTAGAAGCGCATCACAAACGCATCGAAAACGGACTTAGATTATTCGGAAAATATTTTAGAACACTTTGGGATTAATATGTTATTTGAAGACACAACAATACTATTGCTTTGGATTGCTTGCACTTATGCCATTGTGCAAGTTACTTTTGGATTAACCAACAGGTTGTCGTCAACCGCAGATGAACTAGAGCGACGGTTACTTAAACACTTAGACGAAATAGTACACAGAGTTGAAATTGAAAAGCGGGGAGATATATATTACTGGTACGATCAAGATAATCATAAGTTCCTTGCACAAGGGCAGTCCGATCAAGAAATTATCAGTATTCTTAAAACACGATTCCCGCAACATATCTTTTATTTCGAATCTACCAATCATATATTATGTGCTAAACATAATTGGGAACCGCAAATCGCTCGCTTGCCCAATAAACCCCAATAAAGTATAATACTTATTATGACAATGCATATCGAAGGACCGTGGCTTAGTACCACTGGCAAAAAACGTGGTCCAAAAAAATGGGAATCGGCTGAAGCTAAACATAAAGCCGAACAGCGCAAACTTGATTGGGAACTCAAACTCAAAGAATTTGATCGAATGAAACCTAGATTTAGTAATACTAAACCTGCACCTAAGCGCAAAGGTGACTGGTCAATGGGCGCACCTAAAACTCCACCAGGTCGAGAAACTCCTAAGATTGTCAGTCAAGACACAGGATGGGTAGCTTGCACTACTCCTGCCAATCAAGAGTACACAGGTACTAAAGTTAAAGGTATTGGCACTATGCACAAAAGTAATGCTGTGCCTATTTTCAGCGATGAAGAGGCTGTAGAGATAAGTACTATGCGACGTTAAAAGGAGAAGTATATGAAAATTTTTAAAGATGTAATCTGGATTTAAATGGCTAAAGATGATATGATTGAAATGTCGGGCGTTGTTGAGGAATGCCTACCAAACGCTATGTTTCGTGTAATACTAGAAAATGGACACAAAATTACTGCCACAATTGGCGGGAGATTAAGACAGAATAATATACGCATATTACTAGGTGATCGAGTAGATGTTGAAATGTCAACATACGATCTAAGCCGCGGAAGAGTTGTTTATCGCAATAAATAGTAGTATGGACATTCGCGATACATTAAACCTATTAGAAGCAAAAAGCAAGGAAACTTTCTTTCAGATTCCGTTACGGTACTCTGAATCAGCATTGGCACCAGTAATGAGCAAGAAAACTATAGAATATCACTATGGTAAACTGTTCAAGGGTTATGTTGACCGTTTTAACAAAGGCGAAGGTGACCACGAGTTTAATCGTGCCGGAGCATGGTTGCATACTGTTTATTTTGGACAATTTGGTAAACCGGGTACTCCTAGCGTTCCAGAAAAGGGCAATCGTCCTGTGGGCAAAGTAAACGATCTTATTAATAAAAATTTTAAATCATTTATTGACTTTAAAAAGCAATTTAAAGAAGAAGCAATGAAGTTGCAAGGGTCTGGTTGGGTTTACTTAACTAAGTCTGGCAAAATCAAAACAATCAAAAACCACGAAGTTCGTACAGATATAGTACTCATTTTGGATATGTGGGAACACGCTTACAATCTAGATTATGCTGAAAAGAAAGCTGAGTACATTGATAACTTCTGGAAAATTATTGACTGGTATACAGTCCAATGTAACCTATTATGATAACAATTACAGAATCAGCGAAATTAAAAATTAAAGATATTCTTGCAGAAGAAAATAACCCTGCAATAAATCTACGAGTATTTGTACAGGGCGGGGGGTGTAGCGGCTTTAGTTACGGTTTTACACTCGACGAAGAACAAAACGAAGATGATTTTAGCTTCGACGTTGATGGAGTTAAACTTCTAGTCGATTCTATGAGTGGGCAGTATCTAGCTGGCGCCACTATTGATTATAAAAACGAATTAATGGGATCTAGCTTTGTAATTAATAATCCGCAGGCTGTATCTACATGCGGGTGCGGTAGCAGTTTCTCTGTATAAACTACCCACTTAAATCCAAACCAAAAACCAGCTTTGTCTTATATGCGATAAATAACGTATATAAGGATCAAAGCTATGGCATTCTGGAATAATGGACAAATTATAAACATCAATGAGGGTACTCGCCCCAATGATGGCACTGGCGATAATATTCGCGATGCGTTTAATAAAGTTGATAGTAACTTTGGTAATATTTCTGCACAACTATCACAATTTAATCAAGATTGGACCAATGCTAACGTTGAGTTTAATTTTCAAGCTACATTCAGTAACATTACCAATTCATTTATTGCCAATGCCACTGGTACAACTTCTAGTTTTACTGGTAATAGTTACTCTGCTAATATTATTGCCAATGCAGGATTATATAGTTCGGGCGTAACATATCTTGCCGGTAATACTTATGTTAGTGGAAATATTATTCCAACTGTTGATGGCGTATATAACCTTGGTAGTCCTACCCGACATTTTGCTAACTTATATGTTCTGCAAACTGTGTCTACTAATCAAATTTCACAATCCACTGACGCAGGTATTTTAAAGATCCATGCTAACGCATTTGTCGGTGACTTACAAGATACAGGTATTCTAGGAAATATTACATCCGATTATAATGGTGCTAATACCTATGCTTTCTTTGGACATCAATATACAACTAATAACTTCATTTATAAGATTACTGATAGAGATACTACATCGGGTAATAATATTGTTGTTGGTGGGGTATACGGTAACTTACAGTTTGGTAGTGGCTTATTCAGTAACACTACTCAATCAACAAGCACAACCACAGGTGCATTAATTGTTGCAGGCGGTGCCGGCATTGCGGCCAACTTGGCAGTTGGTGGTAATGTTAACGCTACTACAAATATGTATATTGGCGGCAGTCAAGTTATCACTACAAGTAGTGGCGGTATTGGTGCAATTTATAATGGTACTAGTGCTCTCATTACTGGTAATATTGTGTATCCGTCGGCGGCAGCAAGTATCTCCTATCTTACTGGTGCTATTGTTGTACCATACGGTGGTATTGGTGTTTTTGGTAATGTAACATCACAAGGTGGTTTTGTTGGATCGTTATATGGAGCCGTGCAAACTGCTGCTCAACCAAATATTACTAGCGTTGGCACATTGACTGGTTTGAGTTTAACAAATGGATCAACATTGAATGCATCGGGCATCAGTGCTACTAGTATCGGAATACAAAATTTAACAGTTACTAGTAGTATTACAGCAACTGGTGTAGCCATGAGCGGATTGTTTAGTATATCTGCTACAACTTTAACATCTACAGCTAATACCTATGCAGGAAATGTTATTGTAAGCGGAAACATAAGCTCTGGTTATTACTTAGGGGATGGTAGTTTCTTAACCGGTATTCCAACTGTTGGACAGGTACAAACATTATCTGCTAATATCGGTGCGTATCAAATTGCAGATAGTGCTAACGTTGGTGTAATTTTTAATCACGTAAACACATTAGATGCTAACATTGGTGCGTACGAAACTTGGTCCAATACCGCAGTACAAACAATTAGTGCCAATCTCGGTACAGTATATACCCACGTAAATACACTAGACGCTAACGTTGGCGCATATGAAATTTCTGTTAATGCAAACATTGGCGGACATCAATTGGCTATTGCCAGTACAAATGCAAACATTGGTGCGTATCAAATTGCTACTAATGCAAATTTAGGCACAGCAACAAATAATATTACTACATTGTTTGCCAATGCTGGCGCTCAGCAAACACAAATTACAAGTCTCTATACAAGTGCTAACGTTAACACAGTAGCATACTTTGGTCTTAATTCACTAACTACTACAGGCATTACTGTTCCAAGTATTACTCACAGTGGTACAAGCGGTACCGGCAACATCGGTGCCATTGGTGCAGCATTTAATACAGTCTTTGCCACAGCAACTACAGCATTATACGCCGACTTAGCAGAAATATATGCAACTGATTCGGTCTATGAGCCGGGTACTGTTGTTATATTTGGTGGAAGTCAAGAAATCACAACTACTACAATATTTGCAGATGCTCGTGTTGCAGGTGCCGTTTCTACTAACCCTGCATACTTAATGAATAGCGAAGCAAGTGGATTGCCGGTTGCATTAAGAGGACGTATTCCGGTTAAAGTATATGGTCCAGTTACTAAAGGCGACAGCTTAGTTACTGCAGGCAATGCCGGATTTGCAGTAAGTGTTGGCACAGATACCTCATACGGTCAGGCTGTATTTGCTAAAGCAATCGAAACAAACACAGAAGATGGCGAAAAAGTTATTACAGCGGTGATTATTTAATATGGCACAACTAAGTTGGGTTACTCCGTCGGGCACAATTGGTAATTTACCAATTGGTCTATTAGAATCGGTTACATTACTAGCAGTAGATACTACTAATAATGGTGGCATTCTAACTTATACACTCATCGGCGGTGAGCTACCTCCTGGGTTAACTCTCGATTCTGCAACAGGTGTTATTTCTGGTACACCTGGGTATAGCACTCCTAGTAATAATAACTTTACTACACTAACTTATAATTTTATAATTAGACTTTCTACTAGTAATAATTTAACCCCAGTTGATAGAAGTTTTAGTTTAATAATTACAAACGTTGTAAATGCAGATTTTTCATGGGTAACACCTAGTGGATCGTTGGGTACTGTACCGAATGGTGAATTTTATCAGTTACCATTGGAGGTTGCTGAAACACAGGCTAATGTTACTACTACATTTAAATTTATTTCTGGCGAGTTACCTCCCGGGATGCAAGTAGTTGCCACTGGTACCGTAAATGGTGTCCCAACTTCAATTGGGTATCTACAAGGAGTTCCAACTTTAACAACTGCAATTACAACAAATACTGCACAAGATTTTAGATTTACAATAAGAGCAACAAGTAGTCAAGGACATATTAGAGATAGAGCATTTAGTTTAAGCATAACTAACGTGTTTGGTCCAGTCATTGAACCATTTAGTGCAAATGTTAAAAATTTAGGATCATTCTTTGATGGTAGCTACTACAGTCAGCAATTAACTGTAGTAGAACCAAATCCTAATACTATCATAACTTGGTCTAACATTGGTATGTTGCCACCAGGTATTACATTAGACTCAACAGGTTTGTTAAGTGGATACATACTACCAGCTGTAATAGAAAGCCAATTTGGGCCATCCGGGTATGATGCCGGCACTGGTGATAATATTGTTCCTGCTAGTTCACTAGTAGCGAATGTAGTCTATCAAATTAGTAGCATAGGAACAACAAATTTTAAAACAGTTGGAGCGACAGATAACATTGTTGGTACAGTATTTACGGCTACTGCTATTGGTACTGGTACTGGTACTGCAAGTATATACAATATGGTTATTTCTGCCCCATATCTTGTATTTGGACAACAATACCAAATACAAAGTTTAGGCACAACCGATTTTACTTTATATGGAGCAACAACAAATACGGTCGGTACAATATTTACTGCTATTCATAATGGTCAAGATTTACCCAATCCGGGTACCGGTACTATATCTCAATATGTTGGTGAAGGCGGATTAACAGTTAAACAAGAATACGACTTTGGGCCATATGATTTTAATCAATTGAGCCAAACGTTAAGTTATAGTTTTACAATTCGTGCATTTGATGGTGCTAACTACGATTTACAAAACTATATAATTAATGTTGTTAGTAGAACAGGCTTTACAGCTGACAATACACAATTTAGTGCAGATAATACATTCTTACTAGTTGATGCAACTAATAATTACATTCCTGTATTATTGAATACTGTTACTACATTACCTGTTGGTAGAGGTGGAAGCTACTACGCATTTAAATTTACCGGGCTTGATTTCCAAGGCGACACACTAACATATAGTTTATCAAATACAGTAGGTACCTTTGATGCTTACGTAACTGGTGCCGATGAAGGTTTTGATAATAATGGTACTGGCCCAGGCGGTACACCCGAATCGGAAGGTACACTTGGTACTCCGCGTACCGGTATCGGGTTTGATAGCTTTGATCCTAGCGGAACATCGAAAACTAATTTACCTGGGGTACTACTAGATTCTCAAACTGGGTGGGTATACGGATTATTAAATACACAGAGCTCATCATTTTCAAATTACAGATTTGGTATTGTTGTAAGTAAAACTAGAAATGGTATTAAATATTCCAGTGTTCCATATTATTTCAGTTTGCCGGTACTCGGCGATGTAAACAATAATATCAATTGGGTTACTCCTGAAAATTTAGGAACTATAGACAATGGGTCTGTTAGTGAGTTATTCATCGAAGCCGTTAGCATCGAAGGTAAACCACTTGTGTATACTTTGCTTGATGCTGCTGGAATTCCTATTAGGTTGCCTCAAGGGATTGAATTAATAACATCTAAACAAAACAATAGATATTTAGGTTTGCTGTCCGGGCGAGTAACATTTGAAGCTTTTAGCTTAGATGATTATGCTACTACAATCGACGGAGATACATTTACATTGGACCGAGTTTATAAATTTACTGTAGAAGTTGCTACAGCAGATACTGTATATGGTAGTGATGGTAGTATATTAACTCCACCAAGTGCTACGTCAACTCGAGAATTTACTCTAACTCTTAATATCATCGATATTGCGCCATACAATAATCTCTATTTAAAAGCAATGCCTGCAACTGATCAAAGACAGATCTTTAATAGTGTAATGAACAACACTGAAATTTTTGTACCTGAATTAATTTATCGCCCCGATGATGCTTGGTTTGGTGTTAGTGACGATATCGAAATGTTATTTTTACCTGGATTAAATCCAGACGACATGTCTACGTATGCTAATGCTATTATTAAAAATCATTATACTAAAACATATACCTTTGGTGATATAAGTACAGCCGTTGCATTGGATAGTAATTACAATGTTAAGTATGAAGTAGTTTATGTTAATGTCATTGACCCTGAGGAAAACTCAAGTGGTATTGGACCAGTGTCACCGCTGGATTTAACGAATACAATAACAAACCCTTATATAGATGCCAATGGAAACAATTATAAAATTATATATCCAAACAGTTCAGATAATATGGTTAAACAATTAATTAGCAATGTTGGATATTACGATCAAAGTAGTTTACCAAATTGGATGACTAGTAATCAGCCAGACACAACTAATATAAACAAATTTGCACCACCATTGGGATTTACTAAAGCTGTAGTTTTAGCATATACTATTCCTGGCGCTGCTAAATTAATTGCATATAGATTGCGTAATTCGGGAATCAATTTTAACCGTATTAATTTCACAGTTGATAGATATATTGTTGATGATTTCTATACAACAAACTTTAATACAACAACCAAACGATTTGATTTAGGTAGAGAAACTACATTTGATGTATTACCAAATCAAAATATTGGAACATTAGTTGCTTCTGTTAGTTATGCTGTGACTGTTCCGTTTAATCAAATTAACGGAAGACTTGTTAGCTATATCAATGCCAATGGCGGATTAGATGGAGTCACTAACTTTCAAGATGGCGATACTATAATATTTGCCAAACAAGAAAATTTTGAAAATGCCGGAGCATACGATGGTTGGGTTGACTATACAGATGCATGGATTGGCGATAGTATTTTAACTGTACCAATCGAAGGATACGATGCCGAAGGATATGATACTTATAATATTGTGCCTGGCTATACAGAAAGCTCGCAAACTGGTATTCTGTATACCGGGGATGGATTAACTACACAGTTTAATATTACGCCAAATAGCAAAAGTGTAAATGTATATATCAATGGATTGTTGCAATCTGCAAGTAGCTATACTATAGGAACTAATAGTATTACATTTGTTACACCACCGCCTATTCCTACAGTTCCACCAAATACAAAAAATATTGTAGTCTATCACAATGGCAGTTCTACTCAAGACCAATTTACTGGAAATAATGTGCAGAGTACATTTACTATGAGCCAGGCCGAAACTAGTGTGGTTTCAATAACCGTAGTAGTCAATGGTCAAGTTCAAACCGGTAATCAATATTCAGTAGTTGGTAATAGTCTAATATTTAATACCCCGCCTAGTGCACCGATTGCTAGTCCCAATATTGAGATTAGATCAAGTATAAATCAACGTGGTGGTATTTGGCAAATTAAAATTATCAATGATTTTGTAGTTTTACTACCAATATTAGAAATTCTCCCAAGCCAACGCCTGCGTATTTTATTTGGTAGTACATACGGTGGATCTATTTTATTTTATAATCAAATTTTGAATCCTGGGCAAAATGTACCATCGTATTCGATATACAAAGTACAATCGGTCGCGGTTACTACTAGAACCTCATTTAACGGAGATACCACTAGATTCTTTAATTTCAGAGATCAGTACTATGCCCCAGACGATCAAGGACAGTACTTGAAGTTTCCTCAATATAGTACCTTTACCTAACTAAATAGTATATCACGGAGTATTTAATTTAAAATGACGTCACTAATTAACCCATCAAACATAGATATAACCTTTCCAATTGCTGGACAGGATAACGATACACAGGGTTTTAGAACCAATTATCAACATATACGAAATAACTTTACTATCGCAGCTAGCGAAATTTCTACATTGCAGGCCACTAATAATTACGCAGGAAATATAACAGTTCAAGGTAATGTAATAACAAATACTATTATTAGCCCGGCCGGTAGTGGTAGTAATATTACCATTAATCCAGATGGTATAGGCGATGTTGTATTCCCATTATCAACCGAAGTTTATATTAAAAGTGGGGCGATGTCCGGCAATGCTTATACTGGTGCATTAATTGTCACTGGTGGGGTTGGCGTTAGTGGTAACATCAACTTAGCCGGTAACTTGAGTATTGGCACACCAATTGGGTATACCGATACTGGTATTATTGGGACCATTGCAAGTAGTACTGCCGGGTATAATCAATTGATTTTGCAAAATCAAAATGCCGCAACCAATGCTAGTACAAACTTTAATGTAAGCAACAATCTAGGTACAGCTACAACTAACTACGGTGAGTTTGGTATGAACTCAAGTACTTTTACTGGATCCGGCGCATTTAGTACATCAGGAATGGTATATCTAGCAAGTGCAACTACTGACTTAGCATTAGGTACATATAGTTCAGGTAATATTCACTTTGTTGTAGGATCCGGCGCCACTGATGCCATGACTATCACAAATACTGGATTTGTTACATTGTCCAATGCTATACAATTTGCAAATTTAACCACAACACAGATAAACACTATCGCACCAGTTAAACCTGGCATGACAGTATATAACTATACTACAGGTAATATTCAAGTATATAACGGCACCAAATGGGCCAACGTAACTTTAAGTTAAGAAACAGGACAGAATAAATGGCATCAAACATTAATCCATACAACGTCGACGGTACATTCCCAATTGCAAACCAGGATAATTCTAGTCAAGGATTTCGTGATAATTTTACAAATATTAGAAACAATCTAATATTTGCTGAAAGTGAAATTTCAGATTTACAATCTAAGGTTTTAGTAACTAGTGCGCTTAATGGTCAAACTATTAGTAACGACATGGCTGGAACACAGATACGTCGCCCACAATTAACAGCATGGACACAAAGTCTATTAGATTTAGGTGCAACAAGCGGGACAATCATTTTAGACTTCAACCAAGCTAATTTTCAGAAGCTTACTACAGCAGCTCCAATAACATTATCATTTACTAATTGGCCAAGTTCTGTAGGTGCAGGTGCATTGGGGTATGGATTAATGAGAGTGTGGATCGTTGTTACAAGTACCACTCATACTGTAACAACCCCTGCTAGTGTTAATATTGGTATTAGTGATATTGCAGGTCAAGTATTAAATAATGATGGAACAAACACTATCACATTCGATACTCCCGGATCTTATATATTCGACATTAGCTCAGTTGATGGCGGTGCCGATTATTTAATTTTTGACGTAACTCGTAATCGTGCTACATTGCGCGATCCACTGTTATATTTTAACTCAATGGTTAATTCTACTTTATTACTTGGATATGGAGCAACAGCATTACCTATAGCACTTGCATTAGAGCAAGGCGAAGATAGAGTTAGTGCTCGTGGTAGTTACAATAGCGTTAGTACTAATGCAAACTATACAGGTAATGTATTTTACACTCAAGGCGATCTTAGTCCTACTGCCGGTTATACTATATCAGGTTTCCGTGGTAATCTCGATGCTGGCAATATTGCTCCAGTTAGAAGTGGAGACTTTATTGGGTACGTTAATACATTGTCAATGACCGGCACGGGTTCAGGTAATACCATACAAAGTTTAAGTGGTATTAATTTCTTTGCCACCGGATCTAATATGGCAACTGGCTTGGGCGGTAATATTGGATTGTTTACTGCACCAAGCGGAACAGGTAGCTTAGGATTCTTGCGCCAACGCCAAGCTGTTGGTATTGAAAATGATCAAAGTGTTAAGTTTTATGGAAATGTAATTACCGGAAATACATTTGTACCTACTTCGTCTACTACAGCAGGAGGTGTAGCAGGGCAACTAAGTTTTGATGGTAGTAATCTGTATATCTGTATTGCACCGGGAAACTGGAAGAAAGTCGCTCTAACAACATTCTAATACTAAAAATCAATTGACTCCTTGAAATAATTGCTATATAATTATAACAAGGAGTTTTATTTTGGAACAAAGAAAAATATCTGTTGTACTGCCTAATAACAAAATGGCACAATTAACCTACCACAAAACCGAGGCCGGGGAATGGGTATCCATTGTTGGAAATCAATCAATGATAGACCTGACAGCTTTGCTTAACGGCGAAGAATTAAAACAAGAATATGTAGAACCAAAATTAGGAGACATTCCGTCATGGGTCACCCTTTAACACCAGACTTATCTAAATTGTCAATTGACGAAGTTACAAATAAAATGGCCGATTTACAAAAGCGTCTTATGTATGCTTATAGAATTGGACAAAGTGATATGGTTGGTCAATTGCAGTTGCTTATGCAAGATTATCAAGAAGAAATGAATAATCGTAATCGCAAGCAATTGGAAGAAATGGAAAAGCACTCTAAACAATTTAAAAATATTATCGATATACAATGAACTTTGACAAGTTTGGGCAAGGCTATACAACAGAGAATGAACTTTGTGATATGCTTTATCAAAACCCCAATTTAATGCTAGACTTATTTTACGTAGAAGATCCTAATACGTTTAATACAGCCGTAGATAAAACTTATGCAGGGTTTAAACATTTAAAACCATACTTAGGCAATATCGGTAGTGACATTACAGTTGAACAATTTGATTACTTAAATCAATTGGATTGGTACATGCCCGATGAATATAAGACTTTAGACATAGCACAGCATATACTAGATCTATGCACTACAGAACCAGAATTACAACGAGTCGGTGAAGAATTACTATTATTTCAGGAACGTGACTTGTTTAACCTGTTACGCTATCTCAAATATTTCGTAGATACGATGCGTAAGAATAATGTAGTATGGGGATTGGGTCGTGGTTCAAGTGTAGCAAGTTATGTATTATACCTATTAGGAATACATAAAGTTAACTCGCTATATTACGATCTTCCGATTGAAGAATTTTTAAAGTAAACTACCCAGTTTATAAATAGCATACAAGGAGAATTAAATGGCAAATATATATAAAACAGCAAAAGGCAAAATAATTGATATTGATAAAGTTAAATTGGCTAACGAATCTGCTGTGGCAGTTGGTAATATGAAAGTAAATGCTCGTGGAGATTTATTGGGTGCCGGAGGACAAGTAGTTGCTGGTCGCAATCAACTTATGGACCAGATGTACTCTATACCATCTAGTAACGGCGGATATAGCCCAAATGATCCAGAAACGTATAGTCAACAACAAGGATTATTAGAAGCAAGTAATGCTCGCCAATTGAATGACTTAATTAATAATTCAATTGTGCCAGTTACGCCAACTGCTAATATAGATGCACCTGTTACTCCATCTGCCCGTGGTAGTTTAGCAGACTCTGTTGCTAAACAAACTACAGTAACACAAGAATCATTAAAAACACCACAAGAAAAAGCAAAATCAAACGGTCCATCAAGAATCTAATATGTACACACCACATCAAGTTAATTCAATCAGAGCATTAAATGATCACGTTCTAGTAGCTGATATGAATTTTGGTGCTAGAACTACTAGTGCCGGTATTCACTTGCTAGATGATGACATGCGTACAGCAGGTGTGCGCCCACGCTGGGCTCAAGTATATGCCGTGGGTCCAGAACAGCAAGATATTGCTGTTGGTAAATGGGTATTAGTAACTCACGGTCGTTGGACACGTGGAGTTAAGATCGAAGATTCAACCGGTGAAGTCACGATTCGGCGTATTGACCCAGCCGATGTATTGCTCATTTCGGACGAAGAGCCGTCGGACGATACATTGAGTAGTGCTATCCTAAAAGACCACGCTACACGCTGGTAACATGGGATTTCGCAAACCAAATTTCAATCAGGCTCGAATAGCCCTGGGTGGTATTTTGGGCGAAATATCCAGCCCATACAATGATGGTTTTACCAGTTCCTATTGCAAACAAGAGCTTTATATGTTAAAATGTTGGCTAGAAGACGAATATAAGAAGTTGCCAACATTTACTGGGGAAGAAAAATGGGAACAGGAAAGAATAGTACAGATACTCAAAAACGAGTAAGTAGTAAACCACCACGTTGTAGTTTATGCAAACACACTTATACTCCTACATGTGAGTTTATGCAAGGTCGGTGCCCGCATCATCCATCAATGATTTCACTTAAAGAAGTTAAAACACGTTTTAACAATATTATTAAATTCTTCCGAGGCACAAAATGAGAAACCTTAAACTTGTCGACGCAGTAATACAATTAAACGACCTTGCACAATTAATTGAACAAGAAATGGGCACAGAATCAATGAGTAACGAGATTAGACAAATTGCAGATCGGTTGCATGTATACTCGATTGATGACGACAAAGCTAATACAATAACACAAGAAATTATTAAACAGGTAAAAGAATGAAACAACTCTGGACAGAGAAATATAGACCTAAAGTAGTAGGTGAATATGTATTCACTGATCAAAATCAAAGAGATCAAGTTGATACATGGATCAAGGACGGAGTTATTCCGCATATCTTATTAAGCGGATCGCCGGGTACAGGTAAAACTACACTTGCTAAAGTTCTTATTAATGAACTAGGTATAGAAGATTATGATACACTACATATCAATGCGTCACGTGATAATGGTGTAGAGTTTATTAAAACTCGTGTTGAGGGTTTTGTTAGTACAATGCCATTTGGTAAGTTTAAAGTTGTGTTGTTAGACGAAGCAGATTACTTAACACACAATGCACAAGCTATCATGCGTGGATTAATGGAAACATATCAAGAGTCGGCACGTTTCATTCTAACATGTAACTTGCCACATAAGATTATCCCAGCACTACATAGTCGTTGCCAAGGTTTCCACATTGATAAAAGTGATGTAACTGAATTTACTGCACGTGCAGCAACTATTCTGGTAACAGAAAATGTAGAATTTGACTTAGACACCTTAGATTCTTATGTAAAAGCTACTTACCCCGACTTACGTAAATGTTTAAACTTGTTGCAACCAAATTCGAGTTCGGGTACACTAAACACTCCGGGGGAAAACGACCGCGGTGTTAAGGATTGGAAACTAGATGCAGTAGCTCTATTTAAAGCAGGTAAAATTACAGAAGCACGTAAAGTTATTTGTAGTCAAGCCACAGTAGAAGATATGGACGATATGTTCCGTTGGATGTACGACAACTTAGACTTATGGTCAAAAACCCAAGAAGGACAAGATGCTGCTATCTTAGCAATTCGCAAAGGACTTGTAAACGTACCACTAGTAGCAGATCAAGAGATAAATCTTTCAGCCACATTGGTTGAACTTACACAAATAGGATAATAATGAAAATCAAAGACATTCACTTACTTGCATTCTACGTACAAAAGCCACGTGCCGGAGTACAAACACAAATTGCTGGATGGAACAAGAATCCAGATAACTACCAATATGACGAACGCATTGAGTTTACTAAAGGCCTAACCAACAAGGATCGTCAGTATGCTGGCGTTATCTTAAACTTGCAAACTAAAACTATTGTATACAACAAATTTGGTACTACTAAGACATTTGATGAAATGTTTAAATATTTCCTAGAAGGTTATCCACAGTACGTTATTCAAACAATGGCACAGTTGGATATGGAATATTTAGAGCAGTTTATTCCTAAAGACGAAGAACCTGTAGAAGCTAAAGTAGAAGATGAAGAAACCCCTACCGAGTAATACCTTTTGTATATTACCATGGATTCATTTCTTTCATGAGCCCAGTGGTAATATTCAGCCCTGTTGTTCTGCTAATACTATTAATAAGCAATTTGGTAATTTAAGAGATTTTGACTCAGCAGAATCTGTAATGAATTCTAAATCAATGCGCGAAGTTAGAACAGATATGCTAGCCGGTAATAAGAACTCTGCGTGTAGTCAATGCTATCGAGAAGAAAGTGTTGGTCTCAATAGTTTCCGTACAAATAAGAATTTAGATATTAAGAATTTTAATATAGATGTTGATTCATTATTAAGCAACACTGATAGTGATGGCACGTTGCATGATTTTAAAATGCAATATTGGGACAGTAGATTTAGCAACATCTGTAACTATAAATGTCGCATGTGTGGTCCTGCTTATAGTCATACCTGGGCAGAAGAATCATATCGTGGTACCGGCCGTAAAGACTTTGTAATACAAGCACATGATACAACCGATTGGGCAAGCATTATTTCCAAGTACGGAGACCTGAGTGAATTAAAGGAAGTGTACTTTGCCGGCGGAGAAGCATTATTTCAAGCAGAGCATTGGGCAATGTTAGATCATTTAGATCAACTTGGCTTACACGATATTCGTATTACTTACACAACAAATTTAAGTAAGTTAAGTTTTGGTAAACATCGCTTAGAAGAATATTTACAACGATTTACTAATATATTGTTTATTGTAAGTCTTGACGCTGTTGGGCCATTGCTGGAGTATATTAGATCTGGTGCCGATTGGGCAAACACACAAAAAAATATTAAAACAGTACTAGCATATCCTAATACCAAATTAAAATTTAACATAGTGATCACCGTATATAACATCCTGCATTTAGCGGAAGTATTTGATTTTGCATTTGATAATAGTACAGTTTTTGAAGGAACTGATTTAACTGTATCACATGGCCCATTTGATCAAAATATTACTAACTTACCTGCTGAGTTAAAAGATCTAGCCCGAGATCGTTTATTGTCTAGTAGTAAATACGAAATACTTAAAGACAAAATTGATGCAGTAATTACTTACATGTATCAATCACCGTCAATGTCGTGGGAAGCAGTAATAGCAACTACACAAAAACTGGATCAAGTACGCAATGAATATGTATTAGATGTAGTTCCAGAATTTGCGCCATATTGGAAATTGTAAATGTTGCCACCAAATATTAATATACCCGACAGTATATTTTATTTCTATTTAAATAAAAAAATAATAGAAATAACTGATGAAAATATACAATTACTTTATGCCCATTCGCAGGCAGTAAAACCAAAACTTGGCATCGATGATAAGTTTGACATACTCGGTATTACTGTAAATCTTTATAATACCCAACTGGATCAAATTGACGAAACTATATATCGCATAAAAAGTGCAATAAAATCCCCTGATCAAATTATTGTACTATGGGCAATAGGGTCTCATATTAATTTACACAATCTTGTAATCGATAAACTTAATGAATTCAGTTTAACAATTAATAATCCTCTTATATATTTTACTGGTGCATTACCAACACAACATGATTCAATAAATGATCGAGCTAAATTTACTATTTCTCCTATTATGTATTTTGAATTTGATTCTTTTAGACATTGGAATCAACCGCAGTTTACTGAACTATTACCCAATAATCTAAATCGTGTCACTAGATCTAAAAAATTTACCTCAATGGGTACAAAAGATTATCCTAATAGGAAATTTTTACTTAGTCATATTATAAACAATAATCTATTAGATCAAGGATATGTTAGTTATAAACAAAAAAATTCAGGAAACTTAGGTTACAAGTTTACATCCAGTGAAATAGAATTTATTACAAGTACAGCTAATTCCATAGATCATTTATTACCCTTACCCGAATTAGATGATAGTGTAGAGTGGGTATTCATACCAAGAGACTCATTATTAGATAGTTATGTTAATATGGTAACAGATACTTTTTATACAACCGAACCTGGGATTACTTTCATTTCAGAGAAGGTATTTAATTCAATTGCACATTGGCAAATGTTTATAATGATGGCTCCACCTTATACTTTGCAGTATCTTAGAGATCAAGGTTATAAAACATTTAGTCCATATATAGACGAATCGTATGATATTATAGAAAATAACCACGATAGGTTACTAGCGGTAACGAAATCATTTATGGATTTTATTAACCAACCAATTGAAGTGATAAAACAGATTTATATTAAGTGTTTACCTATTGTCGAACATAATCAACAACGATTAATGAACAATAATTATCATACACATTTAAACAAAGAATTACAAAGAGCTATAGATGAAAAACAACTACGGATAAATATCTAATATGAGTATGTTTGATATGTATAAACCTAAGAAGAAAAGGGCAGTGGATCCAAATGCTCCACCACGTCCTAACCTACTTAGTCACGAAAAAGTACTCAAGGACACTAAGGTAACCCTTGAGCAATTACAACAAGAAAACCAGCAATTAAAGCGCCGGTTAGACGCCTTAGAAGCTAAATTTCTTAATCAAAACACCTATTTAAGTACCCTACATCAGTACGTACATACTAAGTTCAAATCTAAGTAGTTGACCATTAATTCCCATAATGCTATAATATAGTATGAACTGGAATAATGGACAACTAAATGAAGACTAAAGCATTGCCCACCCTAGAAGTAGTTGCTACCGCGATTGCCGCTTACGAGCACAATAGTAAATCTGTGATTAGAAATACTGTTACAATAGACGGTGTTGTACATCATTCCAATCGACACCTTATATCAGAATCTGTACAATTTAGTAGGACCTTTGATGGTAAGTTCATTGTAAATGATTTCCATCGCGAGCAAGCCAATGGCATTATTCAATACATTGAGCAAAATGTGATTATGCAAAGCCTTAAGGGGCAACCAGATCGCTTCCTGGGGCAACTCAATCAAGTCTTAGCCAATCAAGAAATACTAATCAGTGACCTTGGTATTGTTGCATGGGCACCACATTTAGTTGATCAATATCAACAACGAGATCACGTGCGTGAACTTGGTGCCAGATACGAACGGCTAAGTCGTTATACTGGGCGCATTGGTGAAAAAATTACCATTGGGTTTACACTTATTGAAAAGCGTTATATCCAGAATACCAATTGCTGGGCAGTATACGGTGTAACCGAACACGACAATTTAGTGTTTTATTGGGCTAAAGATTTAGATCGAGTATGTGAAGCAGGCAAGATTTCTGGACGTGTTAAGTCACATGCCGAAGATGGGTATCACAGTAAAGCAAAAGTTACTACCTTAAATTATGTAAAGGTGTTATAATGGCATTTAGATATAAAATTAACTACAACGACGTACCAGACTATTACCGAAAACATCTTGAAATAATCGATTGGTGTCTGGAGAATGTAGGTGAGCCAAGCATCACTTGGAAATTTTATATGTTTAAGTGTCGCTTTCGATTTAAACGGGATTACACAATGTTTTTGCTAAGGTGGGCATAGTGTTAGCAAGCACTAAAATTTTAAAATGGCAATACAATGGTATTGCTGAAATGAGTGAAATTACTACCTGGTGTAAGAAACATTTTGGGTATGATTATTTTGGCGGTCGTTGGAGTTGTGTATTTGAAACTATATACTTCGACCGCGAAGAAGATTATACTATGTTTTTGCTAAGGTGGGCATGAAAAATAATATAATAGTTGATCAAAACGTTAATTATACCTACGTCGCATACAATCGACTAAAGAATGAACAGGTACTGCACTGGTTAGTTGATTATGAAGGTAACGGCCATTACGCACGTGGCGGAACTGGTATATATTTTGAATGTGAAGAAGATGCTACAATATTTGCGTTAAAGTGGAGTTAGTTCATGGACATATTAAATGTTGATTATGGCACAAAACAAATTGTATATCGATATAGTGCTAAGGTAAACAGGGAAGATACTTACAAACAACGAGGGTGGTGTGAAGAAAGATTTAAAGACTATGCTTGGAGACAACATGGATTGGCATTTTATTTTACAAAGAAAAAAGATTTAGTCTTGTTCTTATTAAGGTGGGCATAATGAGATTTTGGAATGGCTATCAAGTTAAGACATTAGAAGAGCGTGGCTGGGCCCAAGTGCATGTTACATATAAGCGCATTAAACAATGGGATCCTATTGAGTATACAACTTGGTTGGCTCAAGATCGTCCGGGTAGATACTTCGAAAATACCGTCGTTGATGCAGGCCTGCTTCACAATCACAATTCTAACGAGATGCAACTTACTCGGGTTTATTACTTTGAAAATGACGAAACGGCTACGCTATTTGCGTTGAAGTGGGCATAATGACTATGATTAATATCACTCCGCATGTCTTAGGCGAGGAGAATATGATAAACGAAATTCGTTCTTGGTTGTATAAGAATATAGGCTTGCCGCTGTATGAGTATGAAAAATACCCATCAGATGGACAAGGCTGGAAAATTGTGACTAAAACAACCGATCTTGCGAATCGTTGGCAGGCATCTGGTACAAGTACAACATGGTGGGTAGAGTTTGATGACGAAAGATTAGCAACTTTGTTTTTATTGAGTTGGGCATAATGCAAATATACGGATATCAACCATGTGGATCGACATCGTATATAGCGGCGTTTAAGCCTCCGTCAAGCGGTGAGGAAATGTGGAAATGGTGCCGTGATGCGTTCGGCTATGCTGGTACAGTTCCTAAGGCACGTTGGAAAAATGGTATTGCCTACGGAGAGATAGAATTTGCTCAGGAAAACGATTTAATGTTGTTTATGTTGAGGTGGGCATAATGGTAAAAATACGCACTACAGTACCAGTGATGGGAGAACGAGAGAAATGGTTAGACAAACATTATCCAAGATGGGATGTTGACTGTCAACATGAAGAAAATGGTATGCTTGTCCGAACTCAATGGTATATCGAATTGCCTGACAAGTTAGCAACAATGTATCTATTAAGGTGGTCATAATGGGTTGTCACGCTGAGTGGGAAATAGTTAATAAAAAAGATGGCATTGTGCTTATACGAGATCTTAATCGCCCTGGTTGTTTGAGCGTCACTAACGATGCTGAGTATGTGTATGCTTACATAAATCAAGGTCTGCGGTATCGTGTAGTATATGAAGATACGCAAGGTGAGTGGACTGAGCTTATTGGAAAGCCAAAGGGCAATACCTTAGACAGTCCCTGGCAATGGAATATAACATTTAAACCCTGGCACGGCGAAGTGTGGGATAGTTTAACAAAGACATATTAGGAATAGCATAATGAATATACGTAGCTATCAATTACAATCTAGCAAGTATATAGCAGAATTTCTCGGACCGATTATTAACTTTTATGAATTGTATGAGTGGTGCGATCAAACTTTTGGCCCGAGAGGAGATGGACAACGATGGCAGCAAGATATTGGCATTGGTTATAGTGGAGTGGAATTTGTTCAAGAGGAAGATCTGTGTTTGTTTTTATTAAAGTGGAGTTAAAATGATTAGTTTAAGTTTTGATATTAAAAACCCGTTCTGGAAGTCTAAGATGAACGACTGGCAAAAAGTTTATATTGAGCTTGAGCACGGTGTTACAAAGAATAAGACATTTGAGTTTAGGATAGAGCGACACGCTTATTGGCTTGTTCAACTTACTATCGATTTAACATGGTCTGGTGAAGATCACGCCGGTCCCAGATTCTCATTTAGTTTATTTGGATATGGTATAGATATACAGTTGCGTGATAATCGACATTGGAACGGTGATAAGAATCGTTGGGTGAACTATAACAATCCAGATGAAGTCGGGAAGTGGTGGTAATGACCGGCGAGTATCATCACAATCACATTGAAATGGAGTTAAAGATGAAAAAAGAAATTATTGGATATAGACGTACAAGCAAGACTAATTGGGATCCTATTGTTCCTCGCCCGGGTATGGTCGCTACAGCAGCTATTATGTCTTGTAGTGATTGTGGCAAGACTATTAGTTCAAGTGGTGGACCGGGCCATAATTGCGTATGCCCAACTTGCTTTGATAAATTTAAACTTATAAACTTTACCGTTGGTGGAGATCCTGTACAATGAGAGAGATACACTACAAAGTTCGTCGTCGAGGATCTAATCCTCCCGAGTACAGTAAAGGTACTATGTATCGCCAGTGGAGTGAAAAAGGTAAAACCTTTGACACCATTGGTAAGTTGCGTAGTTTTTTAACTCGTTGTATGCATGACGATTATATGTTAAAAACTATGCACGAATTTGAAATTGTAGAATTAGAAGTGCGTGTGCTTAATATTAAACAAGTACACGATATTGTTAAACCTGAAAAACTTATAGAATTGTTAAAAGCGTGAACGAGAATTATTATATCGGATATAGTGCTTGGAAAGAAGGGATGGGAGTTAGCCATTCGTGGCATACTGCTACCGATGTTGATAATGTATCGTTGGATTATTGGTTTAAAGGGTATTGTGATGCGTCGTTTGATGAGCGTTACGACCGTTTACATAAGAAAACAGAAAGCTGGTGGTTAGGAAAATGAAAGAAAGTGTTATATTAGTAGATGCAGACGGTGTACTCTTAAACTGGGAGTATGCGTTTGAAATATGGATTGAACAACACGGATTTGAAAAGATCCCCGGCGGCGAATTTGATTACAGCATTGCCAAGCGTTATGGAATTAGCATAGAACAAACTATGCGTCTGATTAAGATGTTTAACGAAAGTGCCGCAATTGGATTCCTTCCGCCCTTGCGTGATGCTATGCACTATATTGAAAAGTTGCACAAGGAACATGGATACGTATTCCATTGCATCACTTCGGTAAGTGTAGATCCCAATACTGTTAAGTTGCGTGAAATGAACCTACGTAAGTTATTTGGCGAAACTGCATTCCAAAAGATTGTATGTTTAGATACTGCGGCTCCTAAGGATGCGGCATTGTATCCATACAGAGATACCGGTTGCTACTGGATCGAAGATAAAGTTGAGAACGCTGAACTAGGCGCTGACTTGGGACTTAATAGTTTACTCATGGAACATGGTCATAATATGCACCACTACCATGACCATGTACGTACAGTTAAAAACTGGAAAGAAATTTACGAGATAATTACCGTTTAAACCTCCTTGTAGATTTTTAAGATTTCCAGCACCGCAGGATGTCGTTGAATATCACGGTGCTGGAATTCTACTCCAGTAACGTATTTGCACTTTTTGTAATCTTCTACTAGGTGCTGAAAATCCAACAATCCGTTATCGTTTTCGCTACGGTCTGCTTGGCGTGTATCACCGGTTACAATCATCTTACTATCTTCACCTAATCGTGTGAGTAACATTTTCATCTGACTTGGTGTCGCATTTTGCATTTCGTCTGCAATAATCCACGAGTTCTTAAATGTTCTACCTCTCATATATGCTAGGGGAGAGATCTCTATAGTTTGTTCATCTAGCATCTTAGCGATTTCGGATTGGCGATAATATTCACCGATAATGTCAAAAATTGGTCTTGTCCACGGAGCCATCTTTTCATTTAAGTCTCCTGGTAAAAATCCGTGTTGTTCATCATCTACACCTACAGCAGGCCGAGTAACTACAATACGGTCACATTCGCCAGATCTAAGAGCTTTAAGTGCGGCTAATACAGCCAGCATTGTTTTGCCTGTGCCCGCTGGGCCAGTAGCAAAAACTATTAGTTTAGTTGGATCTGTTAAAAGGTCTATGTATGTTTCTTGTGTCAGACTTTTTGGAAGTAGTGTAATTGGACGTTGTTGTTGCGGTTTGCGATACGAGTCCAGTACTACTGTGTTGTTGCCTTTGAAGTTACTACTTGTGTGGTGGTTACTACCATTTGTTACAAGAGCCTCAGCTCTTCGGTTTTGACGTTTGGCCAATTATGCCTCCTAAATAAACGTTGTTGTATTATTGCTCGAACTACAAGAATATTTAGGAGGGTTTTGTCAAAATATAAACGGCGTGTTTATCATTTATTTTAAGGCATAAGTAATAGACCGTGCTACAACTTTTCGTAAACGAAATACAATCTGTTGTTAGCATCTTTCTTAAACTCTAATAGCTTCAAATTAAACTTTTCAGCAAAGTCATTAACAATCTCAAACGACCACGGGAAGATTTCCACATATGGTCCTGCTTTATGTGCAATGCCGGGATTAGCACGTAAGTAGAACTTACCACTAGTTTCAAGCAAATTTACACAATGCCCAAACCTAGCTTCAATTTCGTCTTGGCTGTTAAAGTTAATTGATCCTAGTGCAATAATAACATCATACTTGTGTTTAACCTTGTACTCTAAAATATCAACTTGATAATCAGCAGCATCGTTATATGGGTCAATACCCACTAAGTTATCAATTCGTCCTTTAAAAGGATGATATCCGCAACCTACATCTAATACTGCACGTGGTTTAAGTGCATTAATTTCCTCAACTAAACTCCATCCTGTGTGAGAATAGTCATCGGTGCGTGGCTTCCAAATTTCCCCAAAGAAGCGTAGAATATAACGTTCACTGATAGTATCTACAATTTTAAGTAATGGACCATTGAAATTACAGTCATCTAACATTAGTTCTGTTTCTACATGATCCTTAAATTTCCGATACCGTGCCGGAGTCCATGGCAATTCGTCTACAATAGTATCTTTGCCAATTACAATACTTTTATACTTAGGTAAATTAAAGGTTTCTTCTAAATTTTTAGTAATTAGGTTAAAAATTTTGTTATTCATTTGATTTTTCTCTTATTTGATAAATAATTTTACAAGATGGTAAAAAATTTTACGGACTCTTGTATTTTCATTAAATATATTTAAGGAGTTTACATGAATAGCAAACAATTTGTAGCCCAATTGGCGCAGGATAATCAAGCATTATTTACAGCAGGTGCATTAAATGTTAAGGCATATTTTGCCAGCAATCCTAACCAAGACGCACTAGTAGAACACTTCATTGGCCGTATGGTCAACGAACGTATGAATATGAGTGAAATTAGTGCTCGTATTGCTGGTATGCCAGCAAGTGCTAGTCCAGAAGAACTACAACTTTTAGCTAAACAAGCAATGGATGAAGCTATTCATTTCCGTATGGTTAAAGAAGTTGTTGAACATATTACTGGCAGTGAACTAGATGTTGAAGCCGCTATTGCCGCAGAACAAGCTAAACCGACAGCTAAAGGCGCTGCATTATTGGCCAAGTACGAAGCAGAAACAGACGAACTAGCATTAGCAGTTTATCAGTTTATTGCCGAAGGTCGTGCAGAAGTAAACTGGAACACAATGGCCGAGTGCATCGAAGATGAATTTATCAGTTCACGTTATGCTAAGATTGCTCGCGACGAAGGATTTCACGCTAGTATCGGTGCTCTTAAATTAGAACAACTATGTGTTGACTCTAGCACACAAGCACGTGCAACTGCGTTAGCATCTGCTATGCGTAAAGATTTGTTCGATATCTCTTGTGCAAATAGTGTAGCAACCGCAGAAGCAAAAGAGTTAGTATCAGAAGCGTACGGTTGGTAATTTGAAGATAGGAATCACACAACGAATCCTGGTTCATAATGGACAAGCGTATGATGCCACCCAGCACGGATGGTATTCATATTTAAAAGATCATACGCTTGTGCCAGTACCAAATGATTTAGCACAGGACTTTGAACTTTTAGCAGTACAATTAGATGCATTAATTATAACAGGGGGCGACGATAGTTTATTACGCCGTAATGTAGAATTAAAATTAGCAACATTAATGATGAAACAACGCAAACCTATTATAGGTGTTTGCCATGGGTCATTCTTATTACAAAGTGTTTTAGGTGGTATTATAGTTGAAGTAGACAATCACTACAATGTCAAACATGAAATTATGTACTTTGGTGATGTTGTTGAAGTTAACAGTTATCACACATTAGCAATTAAACAAGTACATGATAAAGCCACAGTATTGTGCGTAGATCCAGCAGGCAATTGCGAAGCTTGGATTGAAGGAAATTTAGCAGGTATAACGTGGCACCCAGAGCGCATGTCAACGCCTTGGTTACCGGATGAAATTCAAAATTTATTATTCAAGGAAACAAAATGAAAAAATTATTAGCTGTATTATTATTAGTGCCAGTATTAGCATTTGCATGGGAACCAACAAAGACAGTTACAGTTATTGTGGGTAACACTCCCGGGGCAGGAAACGAAATTGCATTTAGAGAGTTAGCTAGTATTGTACAAAAGACTAATCCTAAGTTTGTTTATGTAGTAGAAAATAGACCCGGGGCCGATTCGGTAATAGCCCAAAATCATTTTTTAACACAGCCGGCTGATGGATATACAATTAACTTGCCTAGTCATATGAGTACATACGTTACTAACGACATTTGGGAAGCAAAGACTAAGAAGTTTAAGTATGATGATTTCATTGATGTGTTGACTATGGGCAAAAGTCCATTAGCTTTAGTAGCAAGCCCACAAAGTCATGTCGATACCCCTGTTGATTTTGCTCGATTAATTGCTACTACTACTCGTCCTGTTAATGTTGCAGTCGGTGGAGGAGCGCATCGTACTGCATTTGAATATTTAATGATAAGGAATCACGGTAATACCGACATGGTTAAACCTATTAGATTTAACGGTCCGTTACCAGCTGTAACAAGTGTAGCATCGTTTGATGGCAAGGAAGGAACAGAGTTTGGTATTATGCCTATTGCTGTTGCCCGACCTTTAGTAGAAGCAGGTAAAGTTAAAATCATTGGATTCACTGGTACTCGTACTATGCCACAATATCCCAATGTTCCGTTGTTAAACACAGTTGCTCCTGGTATTAATGTATATGCTGCATGGAGTATCGAATTACCCAAAGGCACTCCGCCAGATATAGTTGCATGGTATCAACGAGAATTTGCTAAAGCAATACGTAGTGAAGATTATAAAACTTGGCGTAGACAAAATGTAGTATTTTACGAAGAAGAAGAACTTACCACAGCTGGATTACATAAACAAATAGAAACGCTTCGATCTACATTCTTACCTGTACTTAAAACAATTGACCTAAGCAAAGAATGAAATATATATTTTGTGCAGGTGCTCCGGGCAGTAAATGGTCGAGCCTGATTAAAAACATTTATTATAGTCCAAGTGTGGATCGTACAGACTATAGTGAAGCTCGCACATATTGGCACGATGCTCCAGGACAATTGGAACTTATGCACTTAGGTGCTTACTTTGATCCCGGTATGGAATTTGATTTACCGGCAGATCTATCTACGTTAAGCAAAGTAGAACTAGAGCGTCGGTTCGATGAGCCGTTTTCGGGTTCGGGTGTGCGTATTATCAAGAGCCATATATTTGCTCACAATGTTGACTTTCTAAGACACACCTGGCCCGATGCTCCTATTATATTAGCGTACCGTAGTGATGATAGTTGTCTAGGCTGGTGGGTTAAATGCGGGCATTTTAATATCACGTATCCTAGCTATGCTAAGTACTACAAAGATTTAAAAACAATGGCAACAATTATTAAAGAACAAAATGCCGATATAAAATTGGCATGGGACAAGTATGATGGTCGTATGCCAACAAATAATCACACACTTGCATATATTTTAGGCATTGTTAACCCAACAGATGAATATTTTCAAGACTATAACCGATCAGACTTAGGAGTAAAAGTAATATGAAAAGCAGTTACGATAAATTAAAAGAAAAAAGCCAGTATCATTTTGATAATGACATTATAGATTCACGGTGGGATACTGTTGTTCAACTCGGCCGGTTAAGTGCTAGTCAGTGGGCAGATGATGTAGCAGGTATTGTTGCACGTAGTAAACCTGCCAATTGGGAAACACGTGGCTTTAAAGGTGAAGGTGTTAATGTGCCTAAACCCGAGTTAGTAGAAGAAGAATATGATTTAGAACGTGCAGGAATTGATCCTAAAGTTATTATTACAAATTTGGATTGGACACTAAGTCCGCAGTTCCAAGCAATAAGTGATGCATTTGGTCTACAAGATTGCATGGAACGTATCCACGTACAAATGCCAGGACAAGTATGGCACTTACATATCGACAAGTTATATAAATGGTTTCCGGAGCAACCAGAGAAAGTTGGACGTTACTTTATTGCATTAACTGATTGGCAACCAGGACAATTCTGGAGTTACGGTAACTACAATCACCGCAACTGGAAAGCCGGAGATGTAACTACATTTGATTGGCAGAATGTTCCGCATAGTACTGCTAACGCCGGATTCCATCCTAGAGTTACACTACAACTTACAGGTATCATTACAGATAAGACAGAAGCATACTTAGAAGAATTAGCTAAAACAAATCAACCATGAAAAAACTGTTAATTGTTACTGGACCACAGGGCTCGGGCAATCATGTGTTTAGTCGCTTACTAAGTTTGCATCCCGAGGTAGAGGGATGGAAAGAACTATTAACTAAGTATTGGGTACCTAGTGATCAGGAACCTTTTGCAGAGTACTGGGTCTATCCTGAACGCTTAACTGCTGATATATTCCACCACACTGATTCTAAGAATTACTTCTTTGCTAATGTTAGTTGTCCATTCTTTTACGATGGTGTTAGACATATACCCAAGATACTCGAAGTTGCTGAGTTTGCTAAAAGTGTAGGTGTGGAAGTAGAAATTGCTATTGTAGTACGTGATCAAAACATTAACAAAGAACAGCAGTTACGTGTTCGTAAAGAACATACTACTCCTATAGCACAGGATTACTATTATAATACGTTATTGCCTAGTAATTTCCCTATACACTTCATTGATCATGAAGCGTTCTTCTTGCATACAACACATTATTTGAAGTGGTTAAGTAAGATCCTGGCGTTTCCTATTGCGTATGATAACCCCGATATTATGCGGTTTATTGCAGAAGATGCTAACCACAAATACGTAAAATATATAGATGATCATTGGCTTGATAAAGAAATACTCCGTGGATCGCACACTAAAATGTCGGAAAGAACATAGTTACACAGATAAATAAGTATACTATGCCGGCAAATATTAGAGACCTACTAAACAACACAAAAGAGATATTCATGACAGATTCAGCAGTTAGTACATTGCTGGATTTTGAACGAGTATTAGATGAGCTTGACTTGTATGCGTTTGACAACTGGAAACAAGGCGAACTTGTAGAAGGTCCTGTATACGAAAAGTACTTTGTAAAATGTACGTTTATGTGGCCGTACAAAAAGATGCCTAATCCCAAGGGTGCAGCACGGTTATCGGAATATGATTGTGATGTTACATTTAAACAAGATTTCTTCGAACACACTAAAAAAGTAAAAAGCCCCACCGATTATAAGCCAGGTACTAAAGTTCCTAAGATGGTACAAAGTCCTGTGTGGTTAGTTACTATTGTTATGCCTAAAAAGCTAATGAATGATATTGAGCAAGGTGCATTGGAATTAGAATCCGGTACTGTTGATTTAGAAGATATCGACAATGCATACGAAACCGGTGCAGACAACGAAGCTGTTGATCATTCAATTGAAGCAGAAGCACCGGGACAAGCACCCGAAGAAGGAACACCAAATGCGTAATTTATTTGAAGGCCTCGAAAAGGGAGATTTAGCACGGTTAATTCACCCAGAATTACATATTGACGAATTTAAAAGTAAACTCGGCGATGACCAAGATGTTGTTGTGCTGAGTTTTAAAGTTGATGATAAACAACCGGCTGCAGACTTAGTGGCCTTCATCGAAAAAGGTTATACCTGGGTACTCGACGCCGATGTTAGCTCTGGCGAAATGGATGATGGTAGTTATATAGTATTTGTTGAACTAGACCGTACAAAACAAGCCCCAGACGATATTATGAGTTTATTGTCCGACTTAATGGGGCTAACAGATCAAGAGTGTGATGACTGGCGTGTACGCTACTATAAAGCACACAAAGAAACAACTTTAAGTCTTGATGCATTACACGATTTAATTCCACTGAGTCCAGAAGCGTATGAAAAAGCATACGGACATGAAGAAATTGACAAGCTAAAAGCTATCGCAGGTGTTAAAGTAGATACCAAAGCACCTAAGAACGATTATACAGAATCTCTAAGAAACTTAGCTGGTATTATTCGCTAATTACTAATGATTGATTTAATCGTTGTTGTATTTCGAGAAGAATTGTCTCTCTTGCAAATACAAGCAAAATCTATTAATCAGTATGTTAATCTACAAGATATAAATTCTATTAGCATTATTGTTAACGATACCAACGACGTTGCAGAATTAATTGATCCTTCTTGGTGGGGACAGTTTAGTCAAAAAATTAAAATAAAACCCCGTAGTCAATTCCGGTACACCGATCGAGTTAATGGATGGGAAAGCCAGCAACTATTAAAGTTGCTTGCTGCCAGTGAAGCAGATAGTACATGGAGTATGGTACTAGATTCTAAAACATGGTTCATACGCGATCTCAATGCTAATGCGTTATTTGATAATCAGCAACGAGCATGTACCGGAATTATTGGGATTTTCCCACAGTTTGTTGATAGTAAACAATTCGTTGAACAGTACTACAATATCAAATTTGATCATACCTTAGGCCCCGGTGGTGTTCCATTTATTTTCCATACATTAACAGTAATAGATATGATTAATTCTGTTAACGACTTTCCTGATTTTTTCCAAACTGCACTACGATTTCCGAATTTAACAACAGAATTTTATTTCTATTCGGGATATGTGCTTGCCCACCATAAAACATACAATACACTATATAGCAACACCCAAACATATAATTGTTTAAATCTAGCCGAGTGGCAAGTAGATGACTTTGATCATTCAATTAAATCATTGCAAGCAGATCCGTGTATGCTTACTGCAAGCATACATCGTAAAACATACACAAAACTAACACAGGAACAAATATTAACGTGGGTTTTATTTCTAAAAGATCGTAAAGTAATACACGATATTTCAAATACTGTAAATCTGATAAATACTTACATCGAGTAAGGAGCAGTTATGACATTTCAATTTAATTTTACACAAGATCAATTGCAACGGTTTTTACCACAAAACCAGCATGTAGAACACTGGTTCGAAGCTCTTTCTAAAGTTTTGCCAGACTACGATATTACTACTATACCACGTGTGGCAGGTTTTCTTGGCGAAACTTTTGTAGAATCGGCTGGATATACTGCAATCCAAGAAAACTTAAATTATCGTCCGGAAACTTTAATGAGGATTTTTGGTAATCATTTCCCTGGTGGATTGTCTGAGGCAGCACAATACTGTAATCAACCTAACAAACAAGAAGTAATTGCTAATCGCATCTATGCTAATCGTATGGGCAATGGCGACGAAGCAAGCGGCGATGGATGGCGCTTTTGCGGACGTGGATTAATTCAGTTAACTGGACGCTCTAACTATACAGCATTTGCACAAAGTATCAATACACCGGTAGAACAAGTAACAGACTTCTTACAAACGTTTGAGGGTTGCGTACAATCGGCTTGCTGGTTCTGGGAAGCTAATAATTTAAATCAATTTGCTGACCGAAATGCAATTGATCAAGAGTCACGTATAGTTAACGGGGGGACACTAGGACTGCAAGAACGTCGTGTTGCATACGAACGTGCTGTTCAAATCCTACAATCATAATGTTTAACTTAATCATAAAATATGCCTGCGGTAATTTGCCAGAATGGATTTGGCCTGCACTTGCTGGCGGCGCATTTGTAGTACATTTCTTCTTTCGTGCGTTAAGTGCATTACCACAAGTTAAACCATATGCAATGTTCATTAAACCAATTAGTTCTATTGTATTTGTTGTTGCTATCTTTATGTACGGCGGCGCAGGTGTTAGTGCGATCTACGCAGAAGCACTTAAAGATGAACAACACAAAGTAGAGTTAGCAGTACAAGCAAGTAATAGCGCCAATATACAACTACAAGCAGCGTTGGCTAGCAATGAACACCTGATTAACGGACGTGCTTACGGTGTACATCAAACAATCGAAAGTCACAGAACAGTAATCAATGCAGACTGCAATAAAATTAATGCATCAGCCGTTGCTGATTATAATCGTGCAGTTAAGAATACAGCAACATTTACTAATGTTACAGTGAGTCCAGCAAAATGAAAAAATTAATACTAATTATTTTATTGATGTTAGCCGGATGTGCTCACAATCCTCCTGCGCTTATGCCGTGGCCTAGTCATCCGCAAGATTTAGATACGCCAGCAGATGATTTAATACCACTACCAACTGATAAGTCTATTTCGTTAACGGACTTAATTGAAAATGCAAACGATAATTTTGCCAAGTACTATGTACTTAAAGAGAAGTATGAAGGATGGCAAAATTGGGACAAGTCACAAAAACAAATACACGATAGTGTAAAATAGATATGCGTCAATTAATATTTGCTTTAATTGTTCTAATATTAAATGGGTGTACTGCATATGATGCTTTTTTAATGGGCAAGTTTGACAATGCAGAGTATCTTATGATTACTGAGATTCGCACAGATTCTGCTCGGTATGCACTACAATGTGACGATGCAGTAGTTAGTAAAACTAATGCTACATTTATTGCTAACAAGATTACATTGTTTATGAATTATAGCGAAAAACTTTCAAATAACACAGATACATATAATGCCGCTAAATCACTGAATGATATTGGGCAAGGGTTACAATTAAGATATGCAAGTGCAGTTCCAGTAACACCGTTGTATTGCAAGTTAAAGTTTCAAATTATAGAGCACAGCTCAGAAACCATGCAACACGTACTAGGAAATAGACCAAAATGACATTAGACGATATCAATCAACAATTATCACAGATTGCCAACAGTGGTGATCCAACATTCACGCAGGCTGCACAATACATTCAACAAATTGTGCAACAAGCAACCAGTGGACAAATGAGTCCAAGTGATACACAAGAAATACTTCGTGACACGCAAAGCCAATTGGCTATTACACAAGATATGAGTAATATGCAGTATAAAGAAACTCTTAATGCTTGTATCAATGGTCTAATTTTAATTGCAGCACTTTCGATGTAGTTACCAAATATTAAGTGAAAAATCAATGACAACTAAAGTTCTATTCATCCTCAAACGCCGCGAGGATTACAATCCAATTCAACACAGCCCAAAAGGCTTGAGTACTGGCCTATTTAATTCTGCTACATTCATGCAGAACATGCTTAACAATCTCGGGATTGAAGCAGTTCTTGAAGTTGCTATAGACAATAACGACATTGATCGTTTGGTAACCTTACATAAACCTACACACGTTATTATTGAAGCGTTGTGGGTAGTTCCTACTAAGTTTGCGGTTCTTATTCCCTTACACCCAACTGTCAATTGGATCATACGTTTACACAGCGAAATGCCATTTATGGCCGGTGAAGGTATTGCCATGGACTGGGTTGGAGAATACATTAAGTATCCTGAAATTATTATCGGTGTTAATGCTCCGCGTATGCTGGAGGAAATTCGCATTTACCTAGCAACTACAACAGACCATACAACCGAAGAAACAGAAAGTCGTATTGTTTATTTGCCTAACTATTATCCACAGAAGTATACGAAGAAAGTTTACAAACCAACTAACAAATATCGTGGTGAAAAATACTGGGTAGATGTTGCTTGTTTTGGTGCTATTCGTTTATTAAAAAACCATATGGTACAAGCACTAGCAGCAATTAAGTATTGTAATCATCATGGTAAACAACTACGATTTCACGTTAATATTGGACGATTGGAAATGCAAGGTAGTCCTGTATTAAACAACCTACGTGGTATGTTTGAACAATTATCCGACTATGGATATCAATTAATTGGGCATGATTGGGCACCGCGCGATGACTTTTTAGTAACTTGCGGAGAAATGGATGTAGGGTTACAGGTTAACTTTAGCGAAACATTTAACATTGTATCAGCAGACTTAATTAGCCAAGGTGTTCCTATTGTAGGATCTAGTGAAATTCCTTGGTCAAGCAGATTATTTAATGCTCGTGCCACCGAAAGCGACGAAATATTCCATGCTATGAGCCGTGCAATAGAGTTTCCTAAAACTAACGTGTACTTAAACCAGCGAAATTTAACTAAATACACGAATAAGACAGAGAAGATCTGGTCTAAGTATTTTAAGGAGTAGTACATGGCACATAGAGTAAGAACACACCGATGGAAACAAGGTCGTTTAGAAGTTAAAGATGCATTTTTTGAGATTTTAGCAGAAGCATTAGCATTTGCTCACTGTCTTAAAGATGCAGATAGTATTAAAGTTTTTGGTCACAAGAATCAATTAATACACGATATTCATCACAATGAAGATTCTTCGGATTCCTACGCTTAATTTTTCTTAACATATTATAAATCAATTATAAGGAGCTAACGGTGTCTCAATTAAACGAATATAATCACTCATCCGATAGCGAGAAAGAAAAAGAAGATTGGATGAACAACAAATGGCGTCCAATGATGGGTTGGATGTATATGGCTGTCTGTATTTGCGACTTTATTATATTCCCGATACTATGGAGTATTCATCAAGCAGTTGATAAAGGGCAAGTGAATCTACAATGGCAACCATTGACACTACAGGGTGCTGGATTATTTCATATTGCTATGGGAGCGGTTCTTGGGATTGCAGCTTACGGTCGTACTAAAGAAAAACTAGAAGGTGTAGCAAACAATAATCAACCAATGGGTACACAATATGTTCCACCAGGTAGTATGAATGGTATGAACAACGGCATGAATGGTATGAATAATGGCATGGGTGGAGGTTACGGTAACCAATCATCTGGTGGGTTTAATGGAGCACAAGGTGGCTTTGGGGGAGCAAGTAATGGCGGGTTCGGTTCACAAACAGGCGGGGCTCCAGCATTTGGCCAACCGCAATCAGGAAGTTTCGGGGGTAAT